CAGCGTGGTTAGCCTGTGTTATCTGTGGAGAGTTATATCTCGAAGAGTACAACGATCAGTGGTCTTGTAGAAACGTTAGTGCTCACAAAAATTCTTTTTAGATGAACTTGTGCTATCCACCTTATTTACAGGCAGGTATCCTTGTGGGTATCTGCCTTTTTTCTTTTCCTACCTATCTATTTTCCCTTAAGCTTTCCTTCATTCCCCTTTTAACACATTTCTGTATATAAGCGAGTGCGTCTATTCCTTCGTTTTCGAGGCATCTCTGAAAGTTTTCGTCTCCATAAAGGTTGAGTATAACTCTCAATGTTTGGTTAACGGCACTTGCGACTTTTGGGTTTCCTGTTCCTGAGACGCAGTTTATATGTTCAGCGAAGTGAACGACTTTACCGTGTGTATTTGGTGCGAGGGAGAGTTGTACGGGGACGGCTGTTTTCTTCATTTTGTTAGTATAACAAAGATTTTCTATGATTTGTATGGGGTGTATTTAGAATTCTGTAAGGAATGTTAAGAAAATGTATGTTTTTCTAACAGAATTCGTATTTTCCCTATTGCGCGCGGTATATTGTATTGGCTAATCTATTTATTGTATCAGTATTGATGTATTGTGTCAATATATGGCAATTGTTAATTAACGGAATATATATTATTTTGTTTTATGGAGCGATTTTATGTCTGCAGCCCATGAATCTAATGAGGACCGTGCTGAATCAGTTGAAGGATCAGAGGAAATTGAGAAGATGCCTTACTTTACGCGACCGAATGAGCGTGAATGGATTATTTTCACGCTTGGCTCTGGTGTTCCGCCGAAAGAAGCTGCCGAACAATTTTTAGTAGTATTTCCTTATTACAATTCTGAAAGGTACGGAGTTTATGTGAAGCGTGTTGAGGTTGTAAGGCTTCGTTTCCACAATTGGAATCGTGATCCAAGAAAGCGAAATTATCATGAAATCAAAAAGGTTCGCCAGTTAAGTAAGAAGGATGTGCATGATATTTCTCTATTTACGAATCCTGCTGAGCAGATTGTTTGGCTTGAGAATCTTCTGTTATCTGGTAAGGAATTTACTGTATCAGAGGAGCGAGGGATTTTATCAGATATTCTCAAACTTGCGGATAGGCTTACAGGTGATGATGTTCGTAGGGCATTATCATCGCAGTCGACTTATGGTGGTGCTACCGCTGAGTATACCGAAAAGGATTATGGTATGACATCTGACGAGCGGAGTGAGGGAGAGGAAAATGTTACTTCGTAGTGTTAAATCGAAAAAGACGCTTGCTGAAGACCGCAAAAACTTTTATTCATCTGATCATGGTCAACACTTATTGTCTGAGAGTGATAAGTTGAATGATCAACATCAGAATGTTGCTGACGAAGCGATGCGTAAAGCAGCGCAAGAAGGTCGTGGCATGACGACCAGAGAGATTAACAATGTTATGGATGATGTTACGCATCGTTTTGGACATAAACCTGCTGTTTCTGCTGCGTCTCGCAGGTCCAGTGCGGTGCAAAGATTTGTTGCGAGAACGAATAAGAAAACGGGTAGAGCCGAATGGGTACCGATCACCTAAAATCATCTCCGAAAGAGACTATCCATAAGTTTCCTAAGATAAGGTTTCGGACGACTGGTAAGATTTACGAGCGATCTATAACGGATGAGCAGCGTGAGTTCCATGAATGTCCAGCAACGTTTCGCGCTGTTCAGGCAGCGATTGGTAGTGGTAAGTCTGCGATGGGGACGGTAGAAGCTCTGAAACATTCGTGGTATTATCGTCAGAATTTCGGATTTATTATTCGTAAGACGATGCCACAGGCGGAGATCTCTGCTATTCCTGATTTACTTGACATTACGCCTCGCTGGATGATTCGTTCTTGGAGTAAGCAAGCCAAGACGTTGGAACTCATCAATCAGTATGGACATGATTACATGTTGCGAGAGGGTCAGTATCTGAAAAAAAGTGAGCAATCGTATAACTTAGCTGACATTGGTGGGATTAGTACGATTGTTTTCACTTCATTTGAAGGCACCCAAGAAGCCCTTAACAAGTGGGAATCGTCATCAATTGGCTGGTATATGATTGACCAAGCGGAATGGGCGAACGAAGACATCTACGTTATGCTAAATGAGCGTATGCGTAGGCAACCTGCTCAGAATCGTGCTTGGTTTTTGGCGAACTTCCGTAAAGATGTTCCTCGTGAGATGGAATGGTTGTGGCGTTTGTTTAGTGAAGAATCTCCGGATCATCGTAAAGGTCACTGGTATTCTGATCGAATGACGACTGAGTCCAACAAAATGAATACGCCGGACAACTGGCATGAAATCTTGAAAGAGACTTTACCGCCTGAAGAATATGCTCGTGCTGTTCTCGGTGATAAAGACAAGATGCGGATGACCAAGCAGGTATTCAGTGAGTTTAGTGATCAAGTTCACATGATAAACCATGTGGATCCGCCTGTGCATTGGACGAAAGGTGTAGGTTTAGATCCTGGTATTGGTAACCCTGCAGCGTTTATTGAGGCTGCGTTTGGTCCTGCGGGTGATGTGTATGTCTACAATGAGTTTGAGAAACCGAACATGATAGCATCGGAGATTTCTGCATTATTGATAGTTTGCAGAACCCCGCAACATAAGTGGTGGTTTATGGATGCTACAGGTGGTAACAGAAATCAGGTGACTGGCACAAGTGTTCGGGATGAGTTCGTCGCGCATGGACTGCCATTTGTGTTAGCTGCTCGTAATGTGGGTGCTGGTGTGATGCGTATCAAAGAGTATATGAAGTATGATCGGGATCACATAAACCCATTTACTCAAAAACGTGGTTCACCGCGTCTTTTTATTTCCAGAAAGTGTACAAACTTACGTGAACAGATCCTGTTATACCGATTAGATGAAAATAAAACGCATACTGCTTTGAAAAACGAAACAGAGAAGTTTCGTCAATGGAAGGATCATGAAGTAGATGCCCTTCGGTTTCTAATGATTGGGGCAGCACCACCTCTTGGTCTAAAAGCGAACAAGCATGGTGCCAATAATCCAAAGAATATGCCGGGAGTCAAAGGTGTTCCTGATGTTTTATGGAATTCTGAAATTCAAACTCCGGGTTCACATGGTCATATTGATGCCTCACGGATTATCCAGCAAGCGATGGTACCGGTAAGAAAGCATGGGACTCCGATTCCCAATCCAGCAGGCTATACGCCTTATACACAAAGTCAAAAAGCATAGGAGCAATAATGCCGAAGCAAAAGAGTGATTTTCTTATCAAATACCCTTTTAGAGTAGAGTTTCAAGTAAATGTGTTTGCTCCCGGTGAGTATGTTCCGAGACAACCACGTGAATTCAGTTATAAGACTCCTACAGGTAAGGATGAGAAAGAAGCCCAATTTGAAGAAACTAAACTATCCGAAGAAGAAAAAGAAAGACTGTTAATGCCGCGTGGTGAAACGCAGAAAATCAACGCAGTGTCAGCTATTTACTACGATGCAGCGCAAGATCCTGAAGAACCTGATTGGGTGCTGTTAGAAGATGACGATATACAAGCGATAATATTGAAAAGGGAGTCAGCATGAGTGCATTTACTTTTGGTGAAAATCCTAATCTATTTGAGCTTGACCTTCAGGATGGTAAAGGTGAGCGCGAGATGTATTACACGCTTGCTGACAAAACTGTGTGGGTAGAACCTCAAGGATTAAATAGTAAAGGTTTTGATGAAAGTCATGGGTCGCTGGTTGATGGGTTGTTACCTGTGCGAGAGAACACGAAGGGGGAAACTGCCCAACTTATCTGGCGTTTATCTCGTCCGTTTCGTGAATACTTTGATGTTGTTGAAGCGGGTGGTACTCCTGCATCAAATCCGACTCAACAAAGTCAAAATGGATCTCAACCCGACCAAGAAGCATCACTGACTCAAGAAGAGCAAGCACTTTCACAACATTTGGGTAAAATACCGCGAACTGCCCCGCATGAAATACCTTCCGGACCGCCCCCTGCAGCTTATGAAATGCCGTATCTGAATGTAGATATTGAAACCTACGCTTCTCTGAAATACGCCCCGCTGATAGAAAACCAAGCCCTTATCATTGAAACTTACGAATTATTGATGAAGACACATCTTGAGCCTGATAATCCCGCGCATGAGATGATTGAGATGCTCAAGAATAAATCTCAAAAACTGATGGAGACCTACTATGTCAGCGGAGAATCCGAAACAGACACGGCTGGATCAATCAATTGATGATTTGAAAGAGCATGTGCGTGAGATGGCACAAGGATACGAACAGCAGATAGATGACCTTAATACAGAACTGGAACAACTCAAATCCCGTTTGAAGGGTTATCTTACTCCTGATTATGGTATGTTGCCTGTTTCACCAGAAGTGCATGAAGCTGTTATCCAGATTGCTCGTTCCCGTGATCTTGCACCGGGTGTAGTCATGATGGCTGAACCTGTTACGAACCACTTACTGAAACTGATTAACCGAGAAATCATCTGATGCTACAACCGGGTGTCCAGACTCCCAGTCCACGAATACCGCTGACACCTGAGTCTTGGTTAGTCGCGCAAGGTCGTCTTCCTGCGGAGAACCCTGATAATGTAAGACCGGCAGAACGTGCTGCTCTTGTGCGTAAGTTTTATGAGAAGTCGCTTAATTCCAAGAAAAGGCAAGAGGCAGTTCGGTATTGGCAGGAAGCGGATCGGCTTGTAAAGGGCATGCATTGGACAAATGTCCTGAAGGATTATCGTAAAGAGTATCAGTTTGTCATCAATAAGATCTACTCTATCAAAGAAAAGCTTGTTAGTCTACTTGTTGAAGGCTTACCTGAGATAGAGTTCCGTGAACGTCAATCGAATCATACTGACATAGCGATAGGCATAGATAATTATTTCAGACATGAGTGGGAGCGTAACAACTGGTATACGACAGTAGTCCTTGCCATAGATGAGGCGGTCAAACATCGTGTTGGGTTTATCAAAGTGTATTGGGACCCGAATGAAGATGGGGGTCGCGGTTCAGTTGTTTTGGAAGCAGTTTCTAATTACGACTTGTTTATAGATGAACGAGCGATAATCAAGGATGGTAAATTAGTCGCTAAATCGATTGTGCATCGTATGGATAAAGACAGAAATGAGATTATTGCCCACTATAAAGTTGATCCTACGGGAGAGTTTGCTTCTACACAAGGTTCACGATTTAGAAAGAGCAATGAAAAACCTTTTCTTGATTCTGTTCGTGATGAGGCACATCAGATGCGGGGTGGGAGTGATGCTGAATCCCGTCCGCCCGGACATCAAGAGATGTTAGAAAACATGGTTGTTCGTGAGTGTCATTACCGTGATAGCAGTCTCATGAAGAAGCCGGGTATAAATGATACTGCGACACAAGTGTTGAGATACCCAAATGGACGGATCACAACGGAATGTAATGGTCATGTTCTGTTTGATGAGGAGAATATAGCAGGATTTTGTATGTTTGTGCCGGTTACAGCCGAACCGGATATAAAGGAGATTTACGGACCGTCCGTTATCAATCAGTTATCAGGTATGCAAATGGCTATCAACAAGTCATTTTCGCAGACTTTTGAGCATGCTGAACGGTGTGCGAACCCTGTGCGTAGAATATCGATGTCAGCGATGAATGCATCGCAAGACACGGATTTAGGCAAACCGGGTTCAACTGTCATTGTATTAGATGAAAGTGATGTGGGTCTCTCCTATGCCGAACCGCCGCGTCTTGGGAATGAGGTTGGTCAGGTATTAACGATTGGTATAGAGGTGATAGAAGATACGAGTGGTGTCCATGAAGTATCTCAAGGGGAAGCGACTTCAAGCGCGCCGTCTGGTATAGCGATAGAGAAGTTGCAAATGGCAGCGAAAACGCGATCTAATTTGCGAATGTCATTTATTGACCAGTGTATCAAGGAGATATGTCGTTGTATTGCCTCACTTTTTCTGGATTTTGTATCTGAGGATAGACAATTTCAGTTTGTTGATGAAGATTTACAGGAGGAGCTTTATGGTGTTTTCAATGCTCAAGCGATGATGTTTCCCAGTAGACTTGAAAAGGCGAGAGAAATCAGGAAAGTGATTGAACAGGAAACATCGAAATTGATGATAAGTCAGGAAAGGTTGTCGCCAGCTGACTACAACGAGTATGAAAACTATCAATTGACGATCATAGGGGATTTGGAACGAGAAATTGATATGGTTTTTGCGATGCCCGCGCATGATCTGGTATCCATTGATGTTCGTATTCAAGTGGGTACACGGAGTATGTCCCGTGCGAATCGTCAAAACAACGCGCTTATCCTCAAAGAGTTAGATGTTGTTGAGGACAATTACCTGTTGAAAACGCTTGAAGTGCCTAATAGGCACAAAGTGCTGAAGGCGAAAGCTGCTGAACGGCAAGCACTTGCGGAAGCACAGGAAACAGCTTTAGCTGCTGAATGGGAGCGTGAAAAAGAGAAAATGGAACTTGAACATCGGTTCAAGATGGAAGAACTTGAACTTCAAGGTAAATTTGACTTACTTGAAGAAAAAGAACGGGCAGATGCTGTTATAGAAAGTGCTGAAGTCCGCGCAGCGAAACCCGAAACTAAATCTAATAATACAAAGGAGTAAATCATGTCTGACGCTTGGGGAACACCTATGGATCATGAAAAGACAGTCGCAGCCCGGCGCGCTGCTGAACTTGGTGGTAATATCCCGACTGAGACGAAAACAGCGGAAGGATCGACTGAAGAAACTTTCAAAGTCGAAGTCCCGACTGTTGTTCTTCCTGATGGTAGTAAGGTAAAAGTAGATGAGTACGATCCATACGCAAAAGAACGGGAAAATCTTATCAAAGAACAGGAGAATATTATTGCAGAAAAAGGTCGGATTGATGGCGTTTTGTCTCTCCTGCCGAAACAGGGACAAGAGGATCCTGATGAAAAAGAGCCTGAACCCTTATTTAAACCGATTGAGTTTAATGAGGAAGAACAGGTTGTTGGGGAGACAGATAAAATACTCGCAACAGGTTTGAATGGACTTGGAGAAGTTATATCTGAGATCAAAACTGGCAATACCGAAGAAATGAGAGAGATTAAAGAAACTGTGAATAAACTTGCCAATGTTGTCAGTAACAGGTTCTTAGAAGATGAGTTGAATACTATTTCAGCAAGAACGGGGTTCACTAAAGAAGAACTCATCGCAGCCAATGAAGAGTCTGGTATAGACAATCCTGCTTTGGTGGCTACGTATCTAAAAGGCAAAAAGGCTGAGGAAGAAGCAGCGAGAGCTGCTGAGGAAGAAGCGGCAAAAGAACGTATCCGTCAAGCCTCTGGTATCACCGGTACAACCTCTGGTGGTGGGACAGGAACGGGCGATCCGAATGAACGTCCCAAGATTGATTACACCAAACCTGAAGAAGTAGCGAAACACTTCAATTTCGCTCCTGTAGACTAATAATTACAACAAATAAGTGGGTTCAGAAAGGTAGCTAATATAGATGGCAAGCTTGAATTTAGGCGAACTGGAAGCTTTTAGTAAAGCTTACGGGGACGGGATGGTTACGGATAACTTCTTTAACACGCATGCGTTGTTGAAGACGATGGAATCCACGCGTAAAACCTATCCCGGTGGACCTTCTATCCGTGTGCCTCTTGCCCTCCGCGGTGATCCCAAAGATCAAACGGGTGGTGCGATACCGTACACTGGCGGATGGGACTTCACGACACCCGAATTCTTTGATGCTGCGGAATTTATTCCTAAGATGGAATTCCAAATCATTGTTATTTGGGATTATGAAGTCAGTCTCAACGGCTCAGGTGAAACCCAATACGCGGATCTCATTTTAGAAAGACAGAAGTGGTATACCAAGATCATGGCTAACCGAAAGTCGCGTTATCTGTATGGACGTGGCGGAGACATCAAGCCTAACGGGTTGCGAAACATTTTTGATAACGACTCTAAATTCGGTAACATCGATCGCACCAAAACCGAAGTCTACAACGCATATAATATGGATGCAAGTGATCACGCCAATAATCCAAACATACTTTCAGCCAATGTTACGACTCGTGGCGGAAAAATGACACGTCATATTCTTGCTGAGTCTTTGATGAAAGTCACTGATAACGCAATTCGCCCGGATATTGGTATCACTACTCCCCCAGTGCGCGTGCAAATTGAGCAAATACTCGCTCGTGAAGAAAGGTATCCGAATACCAGATTAGCTGATGCTGGGTTCACTAACATCACCTATCAAGGTATCCCAATCGTTTGGGATAAAGAGATGCCTAAAGTGAACGGTAAACACGAGTTCTATTGGCTCAACTTAGACTATATCCGTGATTATATGGACGAAAGATTCAACATGAAAAGGTACCCCTGGGCAAGAATGCAAAATCAGATGGGTCAATTTGAGACTATCTGTAATATCGGTAATGTCGGCAGTAATAACTTGCGTTATCAGAGCCGCGTTCATAGCATTGATCCTTATGGTATTTCTGCAGCTGCTTAGGTTAGTAGCAAAATTATAGGAGGTTAAATACCAATGATTACTGCATTGCCTAAGACGTTTGAAGATGGATTACGAAGTATCCATAAAGAGCCTGAGATGCCTTTGGGTGAAGTATTTCATAGTACCGATGAAAACTTGTATGCCACTTATGTGAGGTTTTCTGAAGCGGTAGAAGTCGGTGAAACTGTTCGGACAAAGTATGGACATTATGTAAAGAGCAACCTCTCTCCGCAAGAAAGTGGTGGTTCTGTGTATGCTCCTGTTGGCTCAACACTTATCACTGAACATGATGCTACTTACCTTACCAGCTTAGCGGGTATGCCACCAGACCCTGAGTACCGTGATTATGGCGAAATCGCTATTCATGGGGGTACAGGTGCTGGACAACATGGTGTTATCAAAACTTATACCAACAAGATTCTAAACATTCTATGGTATAGCAATGACTCTGCAAAGAATACGCAGGGTAAATATACCAATGGTAAACTTACAACGGCTTTGGATGCTACTTCGGACTATACAATTACCGCGCCGTGGTACGTTGAAAAAGTTGATGCGGCTGCGGGTGTTGGGACAGTAAACGGTGTTGTGCTTGCTCGCGCAGCAAAAGATGAGTATGGTCTCATAATATACTGTGGTACTGACTTCATAAAACCGCAAGAAGCTGTTACAGCTGGTCAAACACTTTATGCGTATGTGGGTGCATCTGATGATGGTGAAGGTGAACAACCTTCAGCCGTGCCATTGTTCGATTCATACGCAACTGTGCTACACGCTGGTGCTGCTGATAGTCTTGTTCGCGCACAAATACGTTGTCAGCCGATCGGTATCGTGCCAGATTTACCTGAAGGACAAGATAGAGGGTTTGATCGCCCCCGTACGTCTGTCGTAACATAGGTGCGTCATGCCGACACTCGGTGTTATACGTTCTCAAGTCCGTTATCATTTGGGGGAAAGTAATAGACCTGGTACATGGAAAGATGAAGAACTGAACTATCTGATTTGGCAATCGTGTAATGAACATTCACAACGCGCGTGGTCAAATGAGAAAAAACGGTATGCTTCTTCTATCAAATATGTCCAAGATTACTTTTTCCCACCTGATTTCGGTCAACTCAAGAGTATCAGGTATTTTGATGTAAATGGTGATGATCGTGAGCTCATACACGTCACACGAGAAGTGTTGCGTGATTGGGGATATAGAGGGACTGAAATAGGGACACCTTGTGCATTTTTCAGAGAACAGAATAGTTATGGACTCTTCCCTATACCTCAAAAAGAGATCTTGTTTGAAAAGACTTTTGAAGGAGATTGTCCTAACTTTTGTCCCGTTTTGGACAGAAACGAGTCACCTTCTGAGTTTTATACCGATAATTTTTGCTTACAAATTGTTATTGACAATAACAATGAATATGTAGATAGAGATGGACTTGATCCTACGTGTGTCTACATCGGACAAGTAGGTGTATATCTCCGGAGAAAAGGGAGACACTTTCCCGGTGACTTGGGTATGACCTTTCAAGGTGTGCCTCATGCCGAACATTACATTCACAATGCCGGTAAGTTTCCTGCGGATGTGGTCAACGCACGCCCTGATTGGATGTATTTCTATTTTACCGAGAACCCTATAGAAGTTAATACCGATGTGCAAGAATTCACGATGCGATTGTTTGGTGATGGTGATTATCAAGATGCTGATCCACAAGAATATGGGGGTGCGGGTGTAGAAATAGGCGTAGATCCTGAAAACTACACAGCGTTTACCCAACTGCATAGATTACGGAATGATATGGAAATTCTGTATTATAGCAATTATTGTGAGGAGTTGGTATCAGATGATCAACTTCTGGAAATACCACAAAGGTATCATAATACTATTGTCAAAATGACAGTCGGTAAAGCTTACGCAAAGGGTAATATGAATCTATCTGCCTCGCAATACTGGATGGGACAAGCGGATCATGAAATCATGATAGCAAAAGCACAAGCAAAAATACCGACATTGGGCAGCCGAAGTGAACTTCGCACAGCTACCATGCAACAGCCGAATGTAGAGTATCTTGGTGATCGCAAATTCCGATTAACTTTCGGTAACTATTTCAGGTAATACTATTAACAAAATCGGTGTAATATGATTATACCAAACTTCAATGGCGGTTTAGTCACGAATGCAGGAGATCATACCCCGCGTGGTAGAGAGAATTACGCGTCTTATGCTCGTGAATGTCGTTCGGATAAACAAGGATGGCTCATGCGTCGCGCCGGTAGAATAAGACTCTCTGATTTGACAGGTTTTACCGATGTTTTTGTTCATAAAACAGTGATATTGGCTGTTATAGCAGGTAATCTAAGGTGGGCGCGCACCAAACGCGTCAATGAAACCCTTGTTTTCCACGATTTTACGATGGAAGGATACCGGATAAAAGAAGGAGACGAACGCGTTGTATTTGAAAGGCGCGATAACTTTGTATATATCGGCACAGGTAAAGCGTCTTTCGTTGTTCATATCCCTGATCCGCCAGATGTGCCAGATGTTCAATCTTTCTTTCTTGAACAAGCAGAAATACCGAATGTAGTATATCTTGAAAGGTCGCGGTTAGAAAATACTAAACTCGTTGATCTGAAGTTTCAAGCGGTTTATGTGCATGACGAACAAAAGGAATTACCCACGACACAAGGTTTTGGCATTGATATGCCGACATTAGCAAATAGGCAAGTGATTGCCCCTGCAAGTGATACCCATGAAATAGAGGTTCGCACGGGTATAGAACCCGTATCATCGACTCACCCGATCCACGAGTTTATTTCCGATATTGTCACCTATCCGAACCCTTTCACTGCGTTCACGAATATATCGTTTGAGGTTGTCAGACAAACACCACTCCGAATAGATATATTCAACCAAAGCGGGCAACTGGTACGCACGCTTCACGATTCACTTGGAGACCATACGACCCATCCGCAATTCGTTGAAGGAGATCAGGAAATACGATGGCATGGTGATAACGATATAGGTGAAGATGTCGCAGCAGGAATTTATGTTGTTCGGTTTAGGTATTCTACCGGGTTAGATGTCAACGCTGAAGATGATAACGATTATACATTGAATGTTGGATCAGGCATATCTCTGGCAGATTTCTATGGCAATGCTGATCCAGATATAGAACGGACTGCCATCAAAATAACTATAGAGGAAACCCCTTTACAAGCAAATTATCTTGATATTTACGCCTCATATAGAGACAACAGAGAGGATTTTTATTTTATAGCACGCATGCCTTATATTGAGGGACAAGAACTCAGGTATGTGTTTCCATTTTCTGACCCATCTGTAGCAGACGAATTCATTGATGCCGGTGAAAAGATAGATTTTCAGTATATTGAACTAAACAAGTTTCGCACTTACGCTGCTGAAGCTGATTCTAATCAAGTCTATATCTCTTATTATGACCCGGTAACAAGCACACAACTCTATCAAAACTTTGTTGATGTAATTCCATTGGAATTAGGAAGTGGGAAAATAACAGGGCTTCGGTTTATACGTGATAACTTGTTAGCTGTATACGCAACGAATCAGATCCAGTTGATTGCTACTGATCCACTCGCTGAACTGCATGCTGTGTCCGATGAACTCGGACCCAACGATGAGGAAGGAAACCCTATAGGATGCATTGCACCAGACAGTATTATTGATATGGGCGGAGAACACTACTTTTTGGGTAGCAATAAGTATGTGCAACGTTTCACAACGCGATCGGTTCGCACAATTAGCGATCCTGTTCAGGCGATATTTCATACGTTAGCTATAGACGCTGACGAGTATGGACAACAATTGTTATCTAAAGCTGTAGCATTTGCTCATGATCGACACTACTTTGTTAGTATTCCGTCATTGCTTGAGGGAGACTCACAAGAACCAAACACGACCATGCTCTATTCTATGCAATATGGGAGATGGTGGCAAGACGGTTTCGGCATTCAGTCTGTCTCAAAAAGTAGTGGTGAACGGGTTTATGGTGTTATAGATGAACAACTCTTTGAACTCTATCAAGGTGACGATGATGCAGGCGAGGAAATAAGACGTATATGGCGAAGCAACCCGGAACTTCGCAAAGCTTATGATCTATTAGAATGTGTGAATGTGTTTTGTCAAGGATCTGCGGAGATAGATGTAAAAGCGACCACAGAAGAAGGCACAGAAACAAATCATCTCTCTGTTGAAGATGCTTTCGCTTTCTTTGACCAACGCGCAGGGTTTTTCTTACACGGACGCACACACCAAGTTGAAATTGCTCTCACAGGTGACGCAAAAATTGATCGGATCGCTACCAATGAAAGGCTCAGCACATGAGATCGCTTATACCCGATAATATACCTACAGATGCTCAGCAAGCTATAAAGCAACTGGATAGAAGGGTAAGACAAACTGAATCACCGTTATTACGGGATAAGAAAAGCGTGAATGCCATAAAAGAAGGGACGAGTGCTTACCATCTGGAGTCTGATGGATTATATCGTTATACAAAAATCAATAAGACGCTGTATAAGGAGAAGGTAGGCATAGAGGAAGCCCCCGCAGCACCTGTCCCGGTAGTAGAAGATAGTTCAAATGCGGAGGTCTTGCGTGAAGTATCTTATACGGCAGACGAACCGCGCACGATATTACTGGACTATACTCGTGAGTCGGATTCACCAGAAGCGTTATCATTTAGTATGGCGTGGTATCGTTTGTCGGATACGCAAGAGCTTGAGGCTTTATCGGAGTCGGAGCAACCGACAGACATTAGTTTTAGTCCGGAGACCCCATCATCAGAGGCGGGGAAACATTATGTATCTGTATCGTTTACACCGGGTGCGTATGTGGAAGGGGATCGTATTATTGGTCGTGTGATCATAGAAGAATCGGAGTGATTTTAGATGGCAGAGGTAATCACGGAGTTTGAATTAGTTCCTCGTCCTGTAGTTTCACCCGATCCGCCAGATCCAGCGGGTCCTGATATAACTGTGAATGTCTTTGGCACTGAGCAGGGTGTTGTTCGTTTTTCAGTGCCAGCGAATTTAGATTTAGGTGTTGAGGCGCGTTTACACTTTGACTATAAGGTTGTGAATGCTTATTATGAAGGGTTTCTTTTGCGTTTTTATCCATCAGCGAATGATTATGACACGCGTCGCCCTATACCGGAAGATGATGAGAAGTATCCTCAAGACGTTCGGATTGTTCCAGCGAGTCCTTTTACAACGCCTGGTGATTATATCCATGATTTGTATTTTACCCCGACGTATACCGGTGATATTTTTATTAGTTTAGACTTGATAGAAGGCGAAGCCTCTGATATAGATCTTTTTCATCTCATAGACATAGACGGCAATCGTCTGGTTGATATAGACGACAATGTTTTAGTAGGTCAAGCGTCTCCGATGTTCCACCTTTCGGATATTGATGGCAATGTGTTGTTAGATATAGACGGCAATAAATTAGTAGGATTTTTGTAATGGCAGACTTAGACGTTCGCAATGTACCTGATTTAGCCCAGTCAAATCTATTTGACAGCGATGTATTTGTTCAGCTTGTGCAAGCGGGCAGGTTCAGAGATTTCTCTGTATTGCTGTTGCGTCAGTTGTTTTCTACGAGCTTGGTCAAGTCTGGCACAGAAGCACCATCAGCGAGTGATGTGATTGCGAACACGTCGGTATGGTATTTCAACACAACGACCAGGTCACTGCATCTTTCGTTATCAGGTGCGAATTTCGTTGAAGTGTCATCATCGAGTGGCGCGTTGACAGGTGTTCAGATTGTTGCCCTTTTAGCAGCATTAGAAGATACAGATAGACTTTCCTACGATTCTCTGAAAGACACGCCTACTTTATTGACTGAAGAGGGAGTGCGTGATGTTGTAGCAGCGTTCATTGTTGAAGGAACGAATATTACGATTTCCCACGATGATGAAAATGACCGGTTCAGTATAAGTGCAGTAGATACTAACACGAACACACAACTCACAGCCCCTCAGATTGTTGCTGCATTGTCAGGGCTTACGGCTGGTGACAGGTTACCTGCGTCAGCTATCCGTGATTTACCTGCAAGCAGCGGAGGCGGACCTACGTTGAACGTTGCGATCCGTCCGCCAACTTCAAGCGATGTCATCGCAGACACAGACTACATCTGGCTCGACACAACCCGTGACGGGCTCTATATCTCTATAAGCGGCGGCACATGGCAACATATCATACCATCAACCGCTATTGGCGAACGGCTCGCTACCTCCGATGCAGTGGATTATGCGTTGCAATCTCCCGGCAGCGCCGATCCCGCATCGGGACAAATTATTTACACAGTTGATGGGACAACCTTGAAGATTTCAGAAGAGGACGCTGAAACGACAGCGAACACACAGACTTGGGGACATATCGGTGCAGGTGATCAAATCTGGATCGGTGGCAGTGCGGTATTTAGAGCATCTGCGACACCGACACGAGAGACAACGGGTGCAGCGTTCTGGGAGTTCACAGGACAGTGGTTACGTAGAGATGATGAACTTGCAGGCAGTGATGTTGTCGTTCAATATATCCATGTGGAACGTTCTTTGAAGGAACGTAGTGTTCACGACTTGCACATGGCACCAGATTCAGTGGGTTCTTATGAACTTAAGAATCAATCTGTAGGCAATCCTGAACTTGCGGATGGTGTTGTCAAGCCCGGCACATCTACTGAATTAGGGGTATGGCAACGAACAGGCACTACGCCGCTGTCATCAAACGGCACTTTCACGAGCAATGCCACCACATTTGAGGTATTTTACACAAATAATGCGGGCACAGACCAAGAGTCGATATTCCGAACCATCCGTCCGGGCGACAGGTTCTATTGGGAATCCGGTCTGAATTTATTTACAGTGACGGGTGTGTCGTTTCGCACCGATTATGCGACGTTTACAGGCACATGGGCAAGCTTACCAGATCAAGGGACTTACGGAGATCCTTTCACGATATACCTTGTGCGTGCGGTCAATCATATCGGTGATACCCAGATGTTCGCGCAACGGGTACCGGTCGTGCAGTCTGATTATTCTGTGAGTTGGCAAACAGCACAACAGGGTCAGGGAGGTCAGACTCCAGTTGATATTGCATCAGGTGTTTATACTGTCTTTGGTACGTGGACGTGGGGCAGTGCGTCTGTCCCGAATACAGGTGGCTTTTATGTGGATTCGTCTGGTATTACTTTCAACAATCAGGACGCTGATGGCAACGACAAGACGACTAATATCACGGGCTTGGCGATTGGTGATCGGCTACAGATTGGTGAGGTGAATGCACTTGACATTACCGCAGCGGCGGTGGGTGGGACAGGTAATTCTAATTTTGTATCAGGCGACTGGGAAGGCACCTTTGACGCTGGCGATTTCAACGGGAATACAGTCATTCGGATTATCAAGAAAAATAACATCGTTGTGCAAGGCAATGTGAAACGCGGTGGAGTTTTACGGGTTGGTCACAATCTTTCTATTGAAGCGACTGACTCTGACGACAGCATCGTGTCGTTGTGGGAAGGCACGATCGGCACGAATGAGGTAGATACGAACTACGACATCAATGCGGGAGAACTTTTTTCAGACTACACCCACGTGATTTTCAATTTCACAGGTAGTAGTTATCGTAACTTGCACGAACTTCCTGTAAAGATTTGGGAGTCGCTCGGTAGAGTAGAAGTATCGAATAAGGACAATTGCCTCACGGTAAGACGTATGGATAATAACACGTTTAGAGTAGAGGCGTTAACTGGCACAATCCGCTTGCGTAAGATTCACGGCTATAAAGGAATATAGATGGCAACGAAAGTATATATGAACTTTGTCCCTGTAGGTCGTATTGATGCCCCTGTGGTGAAAAAGATTCAGGTTATTGAAGACAAAAAACTCTATATCAAGCGAGTTCTGAATAATGTAGACGAGGTGACCGAATACGATTTCACGGATACGCCGCCAATACATACGCAGCAGTCCCCGAACTCGTATTCGGACACGATTTATCGGTATGAGGTAGACACAGACGGCACCCTTCATGTTTGGGTTGCTGTTGTAACAGATGACTTACCAGTTGTTCGGTATCAAGAGCAGGAGCATTCTGTTCAGGCAACTGTATGGAAAGCCTCAGATGAGGATAACACGATAGAAGAAGTATCTCGAACAAAGCCAACATGGATAGCAAAGGAGTAGATAATGTCAATCCGCAACATCCCATTTGTAATGAATATTGTTGACCCGTCAGAGATGTCTTTGACGATTGACAGCGATGGACAGTTCACAGCTGTACGTGGCAGGCGTTCTAATCCGATCCCGTGTGTTATCACGGATAGGGGGCAGCCTGAAGTCACGATGTCTGAAGTAGCCACTGCGGATGTCGCGTGGTATACGGATTCACAACGTAACGATCCACTTGGAGCAGATGACGAAGCGAACTATAATCACGAGATTCGGAACATTGATATGACGGCTGGCACGTTTGATTTGATTATTGATTTAGAGTCGTTGACGGCAACACCCGCAAACACAACGCTTTACGGGTATCTCAAGATTGAGCAAGGATAGCATGGAAGTTCAATTCCCGCTTGTGATGCAGATTGTGAATCCAGTGTTGAGCGTTATGCTATCTGAAAGTGGTGGGATTATTCTTATTGTATTTTCTGAGCGTGTGATGAATTTCGGTGTTGAACACATAGAAGTGACAGGTGGGACGATAGATGATCTGGTCGGTGATAGTAGACAGTTTCAGTGTCCATATACGAAAACTGGAGAAACGATGACGGTTCGGATACCCGCAGGTGCAGTTGCTTGTTACATGTTGGCTGACTGCTGGAATACGGAAAGCAATACTTTGGAGTTATGATATGCCATCAGATGTTTTAATCGCCAATGTTCTCGCAAATGAACCGCCTACAATAGCTGTGCCGTCTTTTCGCAGTTCGTATGAGGACATGGACATCCAGTTGATTGCGTCCGCTTACAACGGTAGACCTGCTGCGACCGCAGTGGATGTAACTGTGCATGCGGATCTCCTTGCTGCATTCGGCAACAGGAATGCAGTCAGGCGTGTTGATAACGCGGAAGTTGTCGATATAACGCAGCTCAGAACGGGTCTGTCGATCCGAAACGCAGGCTCACGAATCTCGATCTACGCAGATATTAATGTACCGCTTATTAGTGGCACAGTTCCGAAAGTTTGGTACCTGCGATGGACAATTGGGTACCCCGGACAGGACGACAGTCCAGACCTGAACAGACCCTTTGCGGTAGCCTACACGATTTTTAAGATACTCCAATCCATCCGATCATCCATCATGATAGCGAGTTCGTTCACGCGTGAAGAGACGACTGACATTACGTTGCTCTATGATTACAATATTGGGTCTCCGAAAGCAACGCAAGTTGTGCATTCATGGCATAACAGTCTTGCCGATGCTCGTTCTGGTGCGAACCGAGTGACTGCGAACCGTCCGGATGTGACCGTATCTCCGACACCGACAGGTCTTTCTGAATATAATATTGATAGCGGGCGGTTAGACAGAGCGGGCACATTATCCATGCGGACACCTGCCGTTACGAACCGAACGGAACTTTACGGGAGGGTCGAAATATGGCAACCTCAAATAGGAAACTTGCTTGGTTCCCCTGTCTTGGTGGATTCAGATGCCTACACGCTTATCGTCACGAACCGCAGTAATCCGATGGTAGCGGCTGAAAATATCCGTGAAATCGAGGGCACACGTGCTCGTGTGATGGTGCGGTATGTGGGTGAGAACGTTCCCGGCGATAGATGGGAACTCAACTATGCCACGACACGAGCGAGAGCGATGAATGAGAACTGGCTTTCAGATGACGATCATCGCAGACCGACGAGTTTCAGTTTCCAACATGCCACACCGCGACAAGGACCAAACGAGCGAAACATAAACCTTTGGCTGAGGCTGCCGTATGTTACCCGAAACGAGACGATATGGGCACGTCTACGGATGGTTGTGATCAACCCGACAGATCAAGCCGAAAGCTACACGGACGCATACTTCCGTATCGTTATTCGGGACAGAGTGGAAGCGTGTGTTGAGTTGGGACCTGATGTAACCTTTGACGAAGAGACGGAAGATTATGAAGTGATGTGCTGGTTTAACGAAGGTTTACCGCCAGCACAGAATATGGATGTAACCGTTCACGCAGATGAAGCTAACGCGGAAGCGGATACGAACCCCTTGACAGGTGAAAATCAGTTGGCTGCTCGGTTGTCGGTGACGAATATCACACCGATAGACAATCCAACAGCACGACAACCTTTTACGCTCTATCTTTCATCTCCTGATATTGCAAGGAATGAAGATTGGGGTGTCCGTGTTGATATAAACCAAACGGGGTACGGACCTGATCCGACATAATGCCTTATGATGTGCTTGTTGCTAACATTAGACATATTTCTGATGAGCCGATTATCTGGGATCCACTACCACACCTGACGTTTGAGGACAGCAATGAACGTCGGTTTCGGTTGAGAGACTACGTCAATGCTCCGCGAGGTGAAACAACGTTTGAGTTGCATCCTGATTATGAACTACCGAACAATCAATGGAGACTTTTTGACAGTGGGACACTCCGGTACAGACCGATTATTGGCAGAACGGTTGGGTTACGCTTCAATGCGATACGCGGAAATCAGACGGCATATTCAGACACGCTACGGATTACGAGAGAAGTTGCTTTTGTTACACATCTTGTGCCGAACAGGGTCTTTCTTGGTGCAGCGTTCAACGAAAGCACAGCGAGGCTCTACATCTACAATGGAACAGCACCTTTCGTTTCACCCGTCCGGCGTTGGATAAGCAGTTTCGATTTGGAAGGCAATGAACAACCTACAGAGAGTAAGGAAGTCACTACGGTTGATGCGGCGGCTCACTCTGGTGTGGGTTTTGACGGCACACGTTGGTGGTTGTGTGGGCGTGATCGTCTTGCGGCTATACGTAATCTCGTCACTATTAATTTGGATGGCACACAGGAGGAAGTCTATACCTACACCGGTGGTGATATTGAGAGTATTGCCTACGATGGCACGTCCATGTGGGGGTTGGACATCACGAACCGTCAACTTCGGAAATTCAGTCTATCAGGCGTGGAGGACACAGACGCGACGGTAACGCTCTCAAGAGCAACGACAACACAAGACATGGAGGGGTTCTATTTCAGTCAAGCTCAATACGGTTTGACCTACGGAGATGGACACTGGTGGATACCGCAATACCATATCACAGGTCACCATTATGTTTTTTGTGCTGATACAGATGGCAACGCGGTTTCCAGCAGGCATTTTGAAGTGCCGTTTGGAGCAGAGGCAGGCGGTACGATTGTTGGGGTAGCGTGGCAAGAGAACCTACGCAATATCTGGCATGTCCATGATTTAGAGAATGATGAAGGGGATCGGGTTGGCACAATTAGAGTGCATCACATTTAGTCTAACTTATATTTGGAGGAAAAAATGCGGTTTCGGAAGTGGCACATCTATCTTGTGCTTTGTGTTATTTTAGCATCTATATTTGTATCTCAGTTGATCATTGCACAGCAAGTGCCGGAAGTGCCGATACCTGTAGCGGAGTCGGAGATGTCGTCTTTAGCGAATGGTGAGAAAACGACGGTAACGATTTGGTGGAACAAACGTGCCAAAGGTTTTACGATGGATCATCTTGATTTGTTTGTGGTGGACGATAATTGGGATCCCATTGATTTGGAGAGCAATCCGCGTATGAAGATGCCGTTTTTGGATAACTTTCGGAAGATTAATCGTAGAAAGTTTAAAGTAGATGTTACCGCACCGTGGCATTATGGGGGTCCTATTGTAGCAGGTCGTCTTGTTGTTCATGTGAAACCGAATGTATTGAAAAATGGGAATGCGGAGACGAATCATCCTATAGATTTTGGGAAGAAAGCGGATTGTTGGCTGACACCCAGTCGCATCTATTTAGAGAACGGTAAAACGATGCCGATTGCGTTGTTCTGGGATCGTAATGTGACAGGTGTTGATCTTGATGATGTTCGGTCATATAAAGGGAAGTTATCTAATTTCAGAGGGAATAGTAGTAACCAGCGGGTGACATTTCAAGCCCCTCGTAAAGGTGAGGGGTGGCTTCGTATAATACTGCGTAAGAATGCGTGTGCTGAGGGTAACAACAAGAAGTCAATCTCAATTCGTTATGGTCCCCCGATGTAATCTCAAGTTTTACACATATAAAGGAGAGTCAATCCAATGTTAAATTATTTTCGTAGACAAGCGTTAAGAAAACGTGTATCGGATGTATTTGATAATCCGCGACACAATGTATTTCTCATTAGTCTATTTGCGATGGTAGGTCTAATTATAGGGCTCAATGCGATATTTGCGTTTTCAGGGTGTCATTCATCGGAATCTGAAGCAGAAGACGTTTCGGATGCACATTTCACGATTGAACTGGCGGATGACATGAAAACAGATAAACGCTTTAAGCTTCAATATGCGCGTGATAATTACAAGAAATGGGCATTCAATGTGATGAATGAGTTGTATATAAACTTCTACCCGGAGTTTTTGTTCGCGCCAGACCACCCGATCCACATCATCATCTCAGTAACAGTGGATGGTGTAAATAACAAAGCAGACACAACAACGACTTATAGTGCTGATGGGAAGATCAGCAAGTTAACGATGCATTTCCCGTATGAGATGTTCAATCGAGAGTCTGTGCGCGTGCATGAGTTAACGCATGCGTTTATCGCACAGTTTCATTTACCTACGTGGGTAGATGAAGGGTACGCTGTGTTTATGGAACACATGCTAACAGATTCAGATCAGCACCTTCTATTTGATTCGCTGACTGAACATATCCGTTTAGACGATTATGGTGTCAATGCTATCCAAAATTGGACAGAAGGCGAAGGTATCTATGCGGATATAGATATGACGTTGTGGTGTTATCGTTATGCACATACGCTTGTGGATTACATTGATAAGACGTATCCTGGCACATTTGATACTTTATTTGATAAGTTTCATCCACATGGTCAGGTATCAACGGAATTGTTTGTTTCTGTATTAGATGAAATTATCTCTGATACGGACATGAAAAAGTTCTTTTTGGGTCTAAAATTTAGCGAATTATAGTGTTGTAGAACGCATCTTATACAACTTTATCAAGGAGAAAACACATGCGTATTTTTTGGTTCATACTCATCATAACTCTACTCATCGTTTTACCCGCAATCGCAGAATATAATGTCGGAGACAGTCCAAGTCTGCATATTGCTGGGCATGGAGAGTCTTCATATCTCACTTGGAACGCAATAGGAACGATGCCTTTAGACTTCATAAACGGATACGCTGGGGCAGAATGGTCACATATTAGCGGTGAAAACGATTTTACTTCCGATAATATTAGAGCACGTCTCGAAGGTGGCTATCATTTCGGAGCTTTAGGCATTCGGGGATACGCCAGATACGGGCAAAGTCATAGCATGGGAAGTGATAATATGTATCATGGCGGAGCGTATCTACATATTGATATTATTGACCAGCCAACAATACGATTTACCGCAGGGATTGGGGCGTGGATGAAATACGAATCGTTTTTAGAAGAATATGATGTTGATGATACTTCTGAAGCAGGACCTCATGCACACGCAGAACTACAACTTAAAAACATTTCTCTATTAGCAGAATGTCTACCAAACCACACTTTAGATGATTACACAGTGCGTATCATACCAATCTGGGAAATGCCACTTTTCAAAGTGTTGTTTGTAGAACAAGTTTCACTCGAAATATCAGGTCAGATTGCGTATAAAAGTGCTACACATCACATAGAAATAGAACCGTGGCAGTGGCACTGGAAACACGCACTCAAATTTGGATTTTAACAATGGCGAATGAATTAGATCAATTCAATTATGTCCCGGTTCAATGCGTTATCTGCGGAGATTGGGACGACACTTATGAACCTAAAGACATATTTGTATGCTTTAGGTGCGAAAAGGAGAACACAATGAGTATCGGACACCTATTGTTCGGCATCACTGGTAGGATCAATAGAAAGCGTTGGTGGTTTGGACAACTACTCGCAGTATTTATTGCTGCTGTTATTTCTTTTGTCTTTCATCATAGTATCCCACACACGTTTGGTTGGTATGTATTTTCACTGCATAATATAAGTTATGGCACAGTGATCGGTGTCTACTATTTCTGTGTGCATGGGGCACTGAACATGAAGCGATGGCATGATCTCAATAAGTCAGGCTGGTATCTGTTTCTCAACTATCTGCTACCGCCAATAGGGTTTATAATATTGGGGATTTCCAAAGGGGATACAGAGGAAAATAAATACGGAGCAGTCCCTATTTAGCAACAATGCTATAGATATATAATGCTATAGACATATAGTGCTATAGGCATATAGCATGTTAAGTCGTAGAAACTCTGTCAACTTCAGTTTTGAACGCGTTGCCTATTATGTTGAGATAGTCACCAAAAACCCGTTTCTGAACTTGGGTGTCGGACTCTTCATTATGATCTCAACGCTTGAAAACTGGGATACTTGGTATGCGACAATCAATAATGGGAAGATACAACTACATCACGGTATCACTGTCGCAGGTATCTGGCAAGTGCTCGCATCATTGCCTGACGTGTTCCGATCCCTGTATCAGATATACCCAAAACTGCGAAAGCGAAGGAAACCTGTCATGAAATTGACGCTTTTACACACGGTAGAACTTCTGGTGGATGTTGTCAAATCTATCATCGCACTACATCGTGCTGGTGTTGTCCAAGAAGCTATCGAAGATATACATCAATGTGCAACGAACATCAAAGACACCGTAGAAAAATATACGCATAAAGTTACGAATATTGTGGAGGAAAGTATTGATGGAAATTAGTGTAGACGTAATTGACGCTTGCCGGACTGTCGCACGGAATCTGGCGAATGATGTTATCTCAAAGATACCAGCAAAACCAGATGAACATTATGTGCATCATATACACGGTAAAGCACATCATCGGACAACATATCATAACAACGATTTTATAGATCATCCGCTGGCGGATCACTTGCCTGATTACAAGATACAGAACAACTCTTTAGTCTGTCTCTGTGGGTCAGTGTATGCTGTCATCGAATTTAGCAAGTTACGTATGCGGGAGATTACAAAGTTAGCATTCAGCGATCCTGCTAAGACCGATGGCACGATGACACCGGTCGTTGTCAAATCTTGGACAAATAAGAGTAACACGACTGAACATTACTTATGGCAAAAATCAAAGGAACACAGTAAGACAGAGACCTATACGTCCAGCACCGAGTTAGGTGTAGAAATTACTTACGGCTTACAAACTAAAGTTGGCGGTGGGATTGAAGGAGTCGCTGAAGCTGAAGTCGAATCTTCGTATGAATTCAAAACAAACTTCACACAACGTTTTGAAAAGTCAAAAGAGACGACTACCACAGAAAAAGAAAGTGAGGATTTATCTATCACCGTGCCACCGATGACACAAACCTCATTGGCACGAAATAAAACCATCAGCGATTGGCATCAGGTCGTTACAACAACCGGTATCTTAGACGCAAATATACGGATCAGCTCTGATGGTGATTTCGGTATGCAGTTTGAGTCCCTTGAAGAACTACAGACATACATTCAAGGCGGGGGTATTCAAAAAGACTGGATGGCTGACAAGTATTTCGCACAGCGACATTTTCAGCATTATGAGATAGATACAAGTCCCCTACAGATGACTGTCAAAACACCTTTCACTTATCGGGATGTGGAAGTTAGTGACATTATTCGTAATGATAAACCACTTGGTGAAGGTAAAATAACTGAAGCAGCAGTTTAAATCGGACGAAAGCCATGATCAAAAGAGCATTAGTGTTTTCACTCCAAATCGGTCTTGTCGTGACGATTATAGGGCTTTTGCTATACATCGTTACATGGGATATACGGATAGATCGGAGACTCAAAATACTTGATAGAAAACAAAATCCGACTATCGATGCACCACTGCCAAAGCCTGTTATTCCCGATCCACACGCCAAGCAAATAGATGCATTGGAAAGCCACGCAGGCATGCCGTTGTCACGAATAGCAAAACTTATTATCGCTGAAGAAGGTATACGCTCAGAACCTTATCTCGATACAAAAGGTATCGTCACCATCGGGATCGGACGGTCTCTGCAAACAAACGGTATATCTACAGATGAACTCAGGGCTATCATCCCTAACCTCAATTACGACTTGCTTATTGATAACGCATCTATTGAGAAAGGACGCATCAAAATAGAGTCTATTGATCTGGCAAAAAGGATATTCACTAAACCACTCACACACCATGATATGCATCTGCTACTCGTAGATGATCTCAAAAATACGAAAGCAGATGCAGTCAACGTCTTTGGAAATGAGTGGCAGAAAATTGATAACGTCCGAAAAGAAGCTATACTCGATATTCTTTACAATCTCGGATTGACACATTTCAAGACGTTTACTAACTTCATTGAGGCTGTCAAAAAACATAACTGGAACCAAGCAGCAAGTGAACTGCTATTGTCTGAAGCCGCACGACAAAACTATTCACGATACAATCACGTCGCTCTTGTCATAGATACTGGAAATGATAAGTATTTCAATAATATAGGAGAATATAGATGACACTCATTCAAAAAATTACACATCACCACAATGATGAAAAAAATGCTGTCGAAGACGCACTACCTGCACAGAAACTACGCGTGTCACTCGAAAGAAGAATTCATAACGCTCAGAAACTTATTCACGAGGAAATACCTGAAAATCCAAAGAAACATATCGCACTGGGGAAGTTGCATGATTTTAGGGTGGCTTGTGAGGAGATGCTCAATGAAATGACAGCTGACGCGGAAGAACCAGATTGATAAAACCGTAACAAAAAATCGGCTACACAAGGGGAGAGGCGAAAAACAAATACCTCACGAATGTAGCCGATTACAAAAAAGTTGTTCCGTATGGCACTCAATAATCTAACATTAAAGAATAAAGGAGTCAAGATGTTTCCTCTGGAAATTGTACGTATTGTTTGATTGTTTCTATTTCCTGAGTAAGTGTTTCTACCTGTTTTGTGAGTTCTTTGTTGATTCTATCTTGATCGCTTTTAACACCATTTCGTCGAGCGATTAGAACTTGTGGAATACCAATTCCTAAAACGATGAGAGCAATGAGGGCGTATACCAGATTAGTGACAAGTGTGATTCGTTTGTCAACGCTGTCAAATCGTTTGTCAACACTCTCAAATCTTGTATCAACACCGTCAAATCGTTTGTCAACGTTGTCAAATTTTATGTTGACATATTCTTTTATCCGAGTTTCAGATGCTTTAATTTCTGTTTTCATCTGAGTCTCTGATTCTTTGATGATTGTTTGAATATTCAAAAGATCGTCTGATGTTAATTCAGCGTGTGCTGATAAGACAATACTAAGTAGCATGAAGGTCATAATAAAGTATTTCATTAGTTCTCCTTAAGGGTTTGCACTGTTTAATATGCATTGTTAGCCGATCACATTCGGTAATGGTAGAGCCCGCGTCGAGTGACGCGGATGTGATGCTCCACCAACAATGCTAAGAATAGTATAGTTAGGAGAACGAAGTTTGTCAATAAAAATATCGGTTGCCGTCAAAGTGACCACAACCGATAGGAACTACAAAAAATTATTTATCTATATTTACTGAATAATCGGTTTCTCTACAACAGAGAAACCATTGGTGGCAGTATAGCATAGAGCATAGAAAGTGTCAAAGGAGAGACCCATCGCTGAAGATAACAAACCGCGTCGTCCGTTTAGAATAATCTATCATGATGGTAGAGTTCGCACCGGTGTCATATACGCAGAAAGTAATATCAAGATGGATGAGAACGATGAATTGTATGCGCGGCTTGACCAGTTGGTCACATCTGAAGTCGCAGCAATAATATTTCCGAAGGAAAATGAGCCTACTTGAAGTCGAACGCGACCAGACAAATGTAACGATAAAACTCAAACCCGCAGGTGGCAAGTATATCCAACTGGTGTATATCAAAAAGGTATACGGGTTTGCGGTGTTCAAGCCTGCACGGTGGCGTGCGTTTTGGCTTGTTTGGCATGGAAATAAAAGGAGACTGAAGGAAAACAAAGTGGAAGTGGTCAAGACCGATAAGGGTAGATGGGAGATACACCTACCTATCGGTTGGTATGAGTTACAGCTGAGTGCAAAAGCAAGGCAGCAAATTTCGTAAAAACAAGCATACTCATCAATAAAGGGGAAGGACTGTGAGTAATAAAACAGGATTTATTTTAGTTCCAACAGAAAAAGCGAACAAAAAACCAGAATTATCAGATCGCTTTATGCTTGTGCCGCCCGGATCAGATCAGTTAGAGGGGGATTTATATACTGTTGATGAAATAATTGATTTTTTGAATCAACATCTTGAGAAAAGAATCGCGAAGGGTTCGGTTGAGGTGGCAGATTGTAGTCCAGCACTTCAAAATTTTATTATCTATGGTAATGTTGAAGGTAGAAGGGTAGAGACATCTTCAACAGAGACATCTTCGACAGGGACTACACCGACAGCAGGCACACCAACAACACCCTCTGCAAGAACAGAGTTGCCAGAATCGCAACCGGGTATACCTAAACCTGAAGATAATATTGTTGTGCCTGTTATGGTTGAAGATCCGACAACAGAAATACCAACCATATCTCCTCGGTCAAGAATAACGCCACCGACAGAAGTATCTGCTCCAGTCGTTTATCATCCGAGCATTCCACAAGGTTTATTTATTATTGAGCGAGATGAAGAACTATTATTCAACTATAAATCCCCAAAAGATGTTGGTGGTGCATCTGTAACCTATCAAGTAGCAATTAAGGCAGTGTCTGATACAACAAGCGTAGCAAATTTGACATGGATAGATAAAGAGGATAGCCTAAGCCATTTATTTCAAAACCTTACAAATGGCACAGAGTATTTTTTATATGCGCGGGCGAGGAATAGTGCGGGATTTAGTCTTGCAGCAGAAATACGCGGTCGTCCTGTAGAAGCCCCGTCACGGGCATTAACACTCACGATAACACCAGAAGTAAATTACTATACCAGACAAGGCACAAATTTCACGATAGTTACTTATCTTCTCCGATACTCTGAGCCTGTCACAGGTATTGATAATAGCGAAATCACTATCAACAATGGTTCACTTGTAGCTGTTGTGCCATTTCTGAATCAGTATTATGTTCAAGTCCGACCGAATTCTTATACTGAACCTGTTAGTATTTCAGTGGGTGTAGATGCTGCAGAAACGGCATTAGAAAGTAAGATTGGTGCTGCTGTTGTAAGTGATAAAATATTGTATAGTCAAATAGTCAGAAAGATAGATCCACCAGGCAACGTGCAAGTGACAGCGAAGGATAAAGAAGTAGTCGTGGAATGGGATGCTCCTGATAAGACTATATCTGGTAATCAGAATCTACAAGGCTTTCAAATTAGTCTTGATGGAATCCAATATATAGATATAGCGTCTAATGTATTCTCTCATCGTCTTACAGGACTTACGAATAATCAAGAAATATCGATTTACCTACGTTCTGAAAGTGATACAGGGTATAGCGATGATGTTATCATCAAAGCGACTCCTGCTGTAGCACTTGATGTTATCGATGTGCCTGCAGCAGAGTTGCCAAGTGTGCCCAGAAATGTAGCATATTTCCTTCACACTGATGGGAGTGTAGAGGTTCGATGGGAAGCACCCATACAAACGAACTTCGAAGGTTTCGAGATTAGAAAAAATTCGGAAGATTGGATAAGTTTAGAAGCGACTATTAGAAAGTACATCTTTAGTTCTGATAGCCGATGGGAAATCGTTAAATTTTACCTAAGAAGCACGAATGGTCGTGGACATAGTGATACACTGGAATTGTCTACGACGGTTATCGGGAATCCTGACCCGATAGAAAACGTTGTTGCTGAAGCAGGTAATGGAATAATCAAGGTTACATGGGATGAGCTGTCACCGGGCAACATAGCAGGAGAAAATGACTTTCTATATAGCTGTATACAATATGCTGTTGTTCGTATTAAAAAGACATCAGATGGTAGCTATCCGTTTGGAGAGGATTGGGCAGCTTGGGGGTGCGGTGCTGTAAATGCTTATTATGTTCAGCTTGAGAATGAAGAACAGTATACTATTGAAGTGAGTTCACGGACAACTCAATTCCAGTCATCGATTACTCGTGAAGTCAACGTTACACCTTCTGCTTCACATGCTGCGGATAATGCTCCCACTGCCCCGCAAAACTTGGCGTTGACAGCTGGTAGTGGCGAATTGGTAGCAAACTGGGATGCCCCCTCAGATACAGGTGGCGGTGATGGTATTTCCCACTATGAACTTTGGATTAGACCGATAGACTCAGATGGTGAGTATGTAACATGGCAATATGTGGCAGGAGATACAACTACTTTCACGTTTAGTAATCTCAATTCGGGACAATCACATACAGTTAGACTTCGTGCCATAAATAATAATGGCACATTCGGTCAGTTGTTGGAACACCCGCCAATATCCAATAGGTTGGTTAGTCCAATCGTGGAAGCGAGTGGCACACCAACATAATATATAGGAGAACTCACATGTTTGGCAAAAAAGAAGATAAAGGAACTCCCGAAAGAGGTATCACATGGACATTCTTATTATTGATATAGGTTGCACACATCTAAAATCTATTATCTACCGTGCTGGAAGTATCATTGACAAGCGTGTAGTTGAGACACCAGACAATGCGTCAGATATAATGCATTATGCTTCCTACTTTGCGAATTTAGCACTCCAAGACGGATTTGAACTCTCTGGTATCATGCCGATGTCGTTCAGCGAATCCGTTATTACAGAAGATTTTGATGGAGAGTTGACTTTATATGGTGTGTATCCTGATGTACCACAATGTGTGCGTTTACCTTATGAGTTGACGGGTTATCCGAATGTGTTCAAAGGTGTTCGGACGATACTTCGTCATTTGAAGTCACAGGATACGAAACTGCACAGAGCATTGCCTGTCAGTGCCATGATAGCTGTTCAACTCACAGGTAATACATTGTGGCGTATGTGGGATCACATGCATGCATCTAACACTGGGCTGTATGGTGATGGCAAATGGTTGAATGAAGCAGATATTTATTCAGACTGGATTTATACGGAACATGCAGCGTGTCCATTTAAATCAGTCGTAGGCAATTTTGCTGGGACAGAGATCCCGGTATTTCTCGGTGGACACGATTCTCTATTTGCTATGTATCCGAAGCCTTTTGCTTATGTGAGTTGTGGCACATATCTTACCGCATCACAGCCGAGTGAATTCATGGTAGAGGTTAAGGAAGATTACTGGCGGAATGTTCGCTATGTCCAGGATGTGAATGGTCAATACCATCGTCAACTCTGTATGAAGTCAACAGGTAAAATCGATCACAATCAGATTGTTGAGATCCGTCATTTCCTAAGCACAGACAATGTGTTTGTATTCGGTTCTTATGCTAACGAGATGGCAGAGGTATTAGTGGACTACGCTTTTAATCCTGTCGTTGTCAAAGATCAACAATTCATTGGAGCAGGTAAAGCTGCTGAAAGAGGAGTATATGATAGACAAAATATGGGTTCTCAATGTGTTGCGTGAAGCAGAACGCCGTCAAAAATGTCGACAAGCATTACTTGATAAAAATGTTCCTGCTGAAATGATCAGTATATTCAGAGCAAAATCATTTGATTCCTACAAATCACTGATACAATTGCGTGACGATATTATTGCTGATGGATTTGATTTCTTTTGTGATGTAGACGTAAGTGAAGCAAAATATGGACTACTCGCACAAACCTGGAGTTATCTATCATTCCTACGACATATACAAGAGACACAGGAAACAGCTATCTTAATCCATGACGATCACAAACTCAATTGCGATTGGGAAGAACTCAAAGATGCTATTGATTCGCTTCCACATCAAGATGATCTGCTCATAGCAAAAATATCATGTCATCTTCCCACAGACACCTGGGCAACACCGAAATGGGTCACCATACATTCCGCATGGTGTTCTGGATCAAGTAACCCGTATGATGCTGCTATATTGTATACACCCGCTGGGGCAAGGTTTTTTGAACAACAGTGTATAGCGAACATGCATTCTCTCAGGACAGGATGGATATGGGGGCACTTATTAAAATCCGTAAAGGAAGTCGTGAACAATAACAATATTTATGAACTTTGGATCAATCCTACAGCAGAAAACATGCAAAATATCTTGTCTATAAAAGCATCTATTGCAGAGATGATTGCTGACAGGAATAGTGAATATAAATTACTCTATTGTACAGCAATACAACACCCAGAAATACTTAATAGTTGTATATTAGATGCAACAGGGGATTATTTAGAACCGGAGCAGATGATATGATTGAAGAAGTTATTGTATTGACGATTGAACGATCTGTAGAAAGGCATTGGGCTTGGTTAGCTGCCAGCAAACTTCGGGGTATTCCTGAAGATAACATATCTTATATCAAAGGACATTTTGGTGAAGATTTCGGGGATATGCAGGCGATTGCTGAAGCAGCCGCTCGCGATGGTTTCGGTTTTGTTGAGGAATATGCGATCGGGACACGCACAGAATATGTTCAACAAACACCAGGGTCTGTATCACAAATATGGAACTATGGACGCATTCTAAGGTATATCATTGACTCTGGTAAAACCTGTTTGGTCATTGTAGACGACAAAATGATCACTATTCAATATGGTATATTATTTTTGATTGTCAACGAGTTGGTAAATCAATCTGATAAAGAGTTCTATCTATTTCAGTTGCGACAACGCGGAGATCTCAATGAGTTGGATTTCAAGGAGAAAGATCGGCATGAAATGTCTATATTTACGCATGATATTTTCAATGCTGTTTTTCATAACGAAATATTCAGTTATAAGAACTTCTTTACTAAACATGGTGTATCCGGATATGAAGAAACGATGGTGATCTCACCCGGTGGTGCAAACTGGATACTTGACAACTTGCATAATGCTGGCGATTTCTATATCTTTTATGACCATTTCATCAAAACATGTTTGTCAGAACAGGCTGAACACAAAAAAGATAAAGGCATATATTGTCCTGCTGAAGCGGGATTTTCATTTGCCTCTGAGATTATGCCGATGGGGTCTACGACACACTGGGCACCCGAAGGTTCACACCATTACATAGAATCTCAAGAATCCACATCTATACCGTGGAAGGAGATACCCTAATGAAAATAGGATTTGTTTCAGGATGTTTTGACTGGTTATCACCGGGACACGTCAGGCTTCTTGAAGCTGCGACACATCGGTGTGATGAACTACACATGCTGATGGCAGATGACGAGACAGTGAAATACTATAAAGGCGAAGCGCGTCCTCTTTTGAAGTTCGCTGAACGCGAAGAACTCGCTTACGCCTGCAAGTTTGTAGACAAAGTGTGGCGGTTGCATAAAGTCGCAGACGAATCTAACCAGCTTGACCTTATACAAGAAATTAATCCGGATGTCTATTTTGAAGGAGCAGACGCAACTGACCAAGAAATCGGCGCGTATCTCAAAGCACTCGATATAGAACGCATCACGTTAAACACACCGCAATTACATGTGTCGGAGATTTTAGCAAGATATGATGCCAGACGTTATGACCAATCATATCATCAAGAGTGCTTACGTTTAGAACAAGCCGCAAGTCTATAATTATATTATGAGAAATTTTAGAGAACAACTACCAATTATTACTGAGAAGCTTCCAGTTTGTGGGGAAGGCACAACCTGTTCCGTTTCATTTTATATCTTCAACAAAGAGTATCAAGAAGGTTCACAACGGGATGATCTCACAATGGAATATGCGTATGAACTCGCCTACGCTTATCGTCAGCTCTTGGCACATACGAACATAGCAGATTGCGGACGTGTCCGTATATTCGTGGCTTCGTATTGCCTACCCCATATCACCGATTATCTCAAGGAGATCGGATTAACGTCTCTTGTTGTGCCACTTGATGTCGCATTGGGTGTCAACTTCACAGGATATTTCAAAGCATTCGCACATAAAAGTATTGAACCCTGTAGATACAAGTTCAATATGAACGCTGATTTGTGGTGGATGGATTTTCATGATGTTGGTGAAAAGTTTGATTGGCAAGTGTTATGTGATTATCTCGATGACAACACAGATGAACGCACACTCTACGGTGAAGCCATAGAAAAACCTGAATGGATATATCAGCTTGGATACGCAAACTTCCCAAAAACATCTGAAGAAGTGCAACCCAACGCATTGGAAATGCTAACAAAGGTCTTTGGACCCGATATACCAAAACCCTATCAAAAAATGGCATTTGAAGATCACGAGAAACTCAAACAAGAAAATAAGATTTCTACGTTGGTCGCTTCAAGCGGACCCTTCAACGGAATTCGTAAAGGGAGTATCGCAGAATTCCATCTACAGAAGTTATATCAAACGGAAAGTGAACATGTCCTCGATGATCAGTGCTTTTATGCGTTGCTCTTACACCTACACCCTGATCTGAAAATCTATGATGTGATACAAGGGGGTTATCCAAAACAAGATAATCAGATACGGCAACTCTCTATCTACGATTTCAAAGAACCAGACACAAACACAAATCTACTCGATACTGCCATGCTAAATATCGGGTGTTCAGAATTCTTTACAGATCAGTTTGATAGTGAAATAGAGGTAATCAAAGATTATTTTCTGGATAGCAACGATGAACATGATGAAATACCAAGTATCCAACTCAAACCAGACACAAATCTTGCTTCATTTGGACACCATATCATCGGGACTTATATACTTGATAGCAACGGAAAAATAAATACGATTACAGCTCATAGCAGCGATAATCATAGCGTATTCTTCGGGTTTCCCGCCGCTTTTATGCCATATCTGGAACCATTACCATATCATCAACGCAAAGACAGCTTGATTGATATTATTTATTGCTTGTCGTATCGACAATCCTACTTTTCGCATGATCTTCATGTATACGCAAAATCTATGGTCTATGCTTACAAGCAACTTGTTACACATACCAATATATTAGATGTCGGAAACGTATACTTCTATGTTGATGAAAGGTGTTTGCCAGTTGTATACCCATACTGCAAAGAAACACAAATACATCATCTCATTATCCCATTCAAATCCAATATAGATGTCCATTATGCAGCATATATACCGAAGTTTTGGGACAATAATACAAAATATAAAATGTACTACGATTTAGATATGTGGTGGCTAAACCTAAAGAATAATGACACATTTGATTTTCAAGAACTTGTCAAAAAACTTGATAAGGATAAACAGGCGGATATATGGGGAAACGATGTTCACAAACCAATAGATGACCATCTAATTGATCTGCGTCAGAGGTGTATAATATCTGAGAACGACCCACATCTAATAGAATTAAATCAATGGATAAAAGATAACTATTCAGATGATATGGTAGAACAAATATATACTATATCTGGCAGCTACCAAATACTGCGGAAAAGTAAAACTCTCGATACACTCAAAAACTTCTATAAAGAAGTTGGCGATTTCATTAGAGATGATGAAGCATTCTGGGGAGCATTCTTCACAACACATCCAGATATAAAGGTCGTAAACGCAAATGAATATGTGCCCGGAGTAAGAGACGACAATATTGAAATGCCGAATAAACCACATCCTGCTCTCATGCACGTTGGCACTTATAGTTTTGATCACTTCTTTGAACATCCATACGCAAAACAACTTTATGACCACTTCTGTCAAATATATGAGGAAAAATGAACCATAAAACTATCAGAAACCCAAAACCGAAATACTACGTTCCGCCCGTATTCTTAGGACTACGGACAAATCTTGCTATCATAAAACCATACACAGAAATAGCAAAAGTTATGATCGCAATGCCGTTCCGTCGCGATAGTGCGTTCATTGCTGTTTATGGGAGAGAATAGTGACATTTGTTGATCAGGGCGACCAATCTTGTTTCAACGATTTCACAATGAATGTCATTACGCAAAGTCGGGTTGAGGCGTGGATTCGTATCAATGAAGAAGATCGTGAACAAATGATTATTACCGATCAAGCGTTTGAAATAGAGGCGCGCTATATTGTTGGCGATCCTGCCGTTTTGGATATACCTTTTTTGATCACCTATACCCGTATATCTGGTGCGGAGTTACCTGTTATAGAGTTTCTATCTGTTACACCTGTAAATCCCAATGTTTATGCGGATGCATCATTAGAACAGGTAGTGACTGCGAGAATGATTGCACGACAAGAGGACAATCCTCATTTATCACCGTCGCAAGGTGTACGATGTGAGTTTGAATTTGAGATGTTCCAGGTGGATCTGAACGAATCAGTGGTTGCTCGACATTCTGGTGCTGATGGGAACGTTCCGAATGTGTCATCAAGAAATATTGGCAATGCACAAGAGATTTCTTGGGACTCCCCAACCAATGAAGAAGGAGAGGAAGTCGGTGTTGATGTTCAAGTGATTGTTTCAACAGTAGATAGTGATGGGAATAAAACACGGATCGCATCGGATACGCAAACGATTGAGTATGATGAACATATCTATCGTATTGATTGGAATTACTTGAACGAACTTGTTGAAGCAAGTGGTGGGCAAATGAGCCGGACGCAACCAGCAGAGGTTGAAGTCAGACTGAAACCTGATATACTTGGCACTGTATTCAATCGTGATGATGTGGTGTTGAATTTCTTATTTCCATTCACACAACGTGCTGCGGTTATTAATGATGCTCTCACGGTAGATGCCCGACTGAAAAACAGGCTTCAAGGTGGTGTAACAGAACAATACCTTGCTTTAGACTTCTATGCACTTGCTCAAAGACAAGAAGACATAGATTATTTTCAATATCGTATTCGGCAATGGCGGGACGTTCCAGATTCAGATAATCCGTTCCAACAACCCGAACCAGCTTTCACGGAATGGACAGACGTGGCAATTAGCACACGATCAAGATTTGAAAATGCAGAAGGAGACCCTACACGAGATGATATTGAAAGAGATGAGTTCAATAATTATTTGGGACCTTGGGGCGTACATGGTGAAGCGTCACCGAGTCTGCTATACCACACAAATTATATTGTCGAGGCGCGGACAGTAAACATCGTTGATGGTATCCACCAACAAAATAGTGTGCGAAGTTTCACGTTAAGAACACCAACAGAACCATGATTATAGAACAAGCGGAATTACTCTATAGAATGCGTATGAATCCTAAAGCGTATCCGATAATGCTACTTAACAGAAAATTGTCTTATGGACGTTATCGCCATTTACGATCTAAAGGACATATAATTAAATTCGGCACAGGAAAAAATGTCAGATATGGTATTGTCGTTGATCACTATAAAGTCAAAATGAAATCTGACGAAAAAATCACATCTAAATTCGGGCATACAGAAATCTTTGAAAACGAAGTGTCACTCACAGTAATGGGTCCGGTAATATATTTTAAGCCAAATTACCCAAAAGATCTAATTGATGAAATGTCAGAAATATTTGATGTTCAACATGTAACTTATAAAAGCCGATATGCAGTTTTAGTCGCATATCTTCAACCACTTCAAAATATTAATTTAGAAGAAAAAACACTATTAACCATAGGCAAAATTGAGTAAAGGAGAAATACAATGACTTTTGTTGATCAAGGCGACAAATCATGTTTTGATGACTTCGCAATGAATGTTCTCTCAGAGAATGAAGATGACGATTGTTTTCTTGAGGTGTATGAAGATGGTAATAATTATCGGGCGGGTCAAGATGATCCCGCAGTATTCTTGTTATATTATCGCGGGGCAAATCGTGGTAAAACAGGAAATGACCGTAAAGAAGATTGGAACATATTTTGGTATACGCGGAGCGATGCAAACCCGCAAGGCACGCCAGCAAGCCCATTGTCTAATCTGCCTACGATAACATCTCCGGCATCAAAACCAAAGGTAGGTAAACCCTCGTTATCTGCAACAGAGATAGATTATGTGCGGGAACACCATGAGAACCCTTCAACGCCAAAACCCGCTGGCACATTTAATGGATACTTGGCATTCGTAGATCAAGCGGGTCTTGTTCAATCGTATTGGAAAGATAGCTTTACATCTGAAATTCCTGATTCTGGAACGGATCAGGATGAGATAGCAGTCAATGCTGGGAACGTCTCATTCACGGGACGCGCACAAATACGATAATGAGTAAAATAGTATATACACCTATTCTGAAGCTTGGAGTGCCAGCAAATGTAGCTGCGTACATCGATATAGCAGAAGTCATACCCATTCGTGCCGGTGTGCGAGTTGAAGAACCGTTCGTCTATAACAGAGGCGATCCCCCCGCAAATAGATTTGAGTTAGACTGGTTTCTGACACCGCCACCAGCACCGAATGAACAGTATGCCCCCGAAGACGATCCGCGTCAAGAAGTACGTTCGCGTCTTGATTATATTGAGGCATTGAGACGTGGAGAGAACCCAAACTCTCAAAACTTTGTCACCGGTTTGCCAACGTATGAGATTATTCCCGCTGTGCCTCAACTTGAAGATGGAGAGCAAGATGGAATTCTGGTAATTCAAGCTTCTGAGAAGTTACCTTACAGTGTCTTATATCCGAAGTTGATTATATTGGGACAGCAAGACTCATTAGTGGAAACAGAAAGTATCGCATTTGATAGTATAAGTCAGGAAATATCTACACCAGAAGAAAATCCTTATGAACCTGTTAGACCTATATGGGAGAAATAAAGATAACATGAATGAATTCACAGAATATCAAAACAAAGTTGCTGATTTGAATGTTGGCGACATTATTGAATTCAACGTGACGGAATATGATGCAAATTACAATGTCCAAAAAGCGACTACTGAGAAAAGAAAAGGTAAAATTGTCAAGCTTGAAAAGAGTAGATGCAGTTACGTGGTAGAAGTGTCAGGTGAAAAATTGCCGTATTTAGTCACGGCTGCTGATGTTGTTAAGAATCATGGCAACCCAAATAAGAAAGAGCAACATCTTACTGGCAAGGAATTGACTGACCATTGGGATGAAAAACGAGAGGAGCAATCTGATGGCATGGAAACATCGACTGACTAATGCTGGCGAAGGTGCTTTATCAGGAGCGTCTACGGGTGGTGGTATTGGTGCATTCTTTGGAATTAAAGGTGCTGCGATTGGTGCTGGTGTTGGTGGCGGTATTGGTGCATTGTTAGGTTTGTTATCTGATACCGACCAACAAGAGCTTGCTGAAGCATGGGCGCGTGGTGAACTTGACCCTGAGACACAAGACTATCTTACAGAGTTAGTCTCAGATAGGTTCAAGAATATACGCACACAACAGAATGCGCGTTTGGATCGCAGTGGTATTGGTAAATCCAGCATAGCGGAGCGTATACGTTCTGATACTGATGCGAGTGAACGTGACACACTTGCCAAAGCGTTTACTGATCAGATATTCGCACGACAACAGCTTGGTTTAGGTATGCAGGCACAACGTCAAGATCAGACAAGGCGAACGGTTGCCGGATCCGTTGATAATCTGATGTCTGTCCTTTCAGGATTCCAAGCAGATAAACGCTATGAAAACGAACAGGCAGCTACCTCTAAATTCCGTTCAGAGTTTATGAAACTGATTGGCGGGGATTCTGGTGAAACTGATACAACCAAACTTACACCCAATCAAGCGAAAGCTGCTGCTACTGTGGGTATGATGCCGAGAGGCACGGGTCGCGGGGCGAGTGGATCGTCTTGGGGACATCTCAGTCATGGGAATAGACCTCAATCCAAGATGGGAATGCTAAATTCACGTCAAGGTGGCGGATCTTATGATGCACGTAGCGCGAACCCCTGGTTTTCTGGATCACGCAATCGTAAAAGTGTCATCTAAACTGGAGAAGAAACATGGCTTGGCAATTAGGACTTACTGAAGGCACAAGTAGAGGACTTGAACGCGAACAGGCGTGGAAAACGATGGATCGTAACCGCGCTGCTGCCCGTGAAGAAGTCCAGTTTGAACAACTGGTCAATCAAATTAACACCAACACTGAACGCGCATATCGTGCTGAACGTGACGCTGTCGCTGACAACCAGTGGAGTAGACGACAAGGTTTCCTTGAAAAGCAGGAAGATACCCGGAACAAACAGTGGGGAGACGAATTCGCATTTCGCAAAAAAGCACAGAGAACCCGCAATAAACAATGGGGTAAGGAATACAACCTTCGCAAACAGATAACTGATCATGCCACAGAAAAACATGAATACTGGCGAAAACGACAACCTGAAATTGATGCTATAACGGATGAACTCACCCGCGAACAAATTGAAGGTATCAGAAAAGAAAACGAACACCTCTATGGCGGTGAAACTTGGTTGGGTAAGTTGCTACCGGATAGCGTGGAAAAATATTTACCCCGCAGTATGGTGCGTAACAAAGGGTATCGAGAGATACTACGTGAAAAATCTCAATTAGATGTAGACACACACAAAGAGGAAGCACCGCTCCGTAAAGCACAGAACGAAGCTGCTATGGCATTAGCAGAATGGCAGAAAAAAGACCTTACCTACAGAATGAGTCCTGAAGGTCAAGCAGAACTGAAAGGTATCCGGGAATTAGATAGACAATATAAACAATCTCAAATCAATGTGAATAACGCTCGTGTCGAAGCACTTCGTAACCCACAATCTTCATCGACAAGTCGTGTCAAACCGATGACACGTGCAGAAGCGAATAGATATGGCGCGTCTGTAACACTTCCGAACATTGCTGCAAAAGATACGGGTGGATTTACACATAATTATTTACCCTATAAAGATAATCCTGATAAGCCTTCAATTCACAAGATTATCCTGAAACAAGGTGAAATGATCGGCAGAGATCTCCGTAGACAGAATCCCGCGAATACCACATCAGTAGAATTAGATCAAATTATAGGTGGTGTGTGGGAAGGTATGGTTGGTCAATCCTTCGGAGACACAGATAAAAAACGTAGTTTTGATACAGCCATAACAGATGGACTTCGGCACGATCAGATGACACCAAGACGTAATGAAGCGTTCAACACTTTTAGAGATGCTGTATTGCGTGGCTATGATAATCCACGTGCTGGTACGGGGTCTTGGCTTGATAATGAAGCAGATGATACGCCCGTCAATCCACCCCAAGCGATTGATACGAGTTTCTGGTCAGGTGGTAGATCTCGCGGGACTGGCGACAATTCTATGACTTCTGCGTATGAGAAAACTGTAGAACGCAAGATTGGTGAAAGAATACGCGGCGAAATGGGTATCGACAAAGACGATTATATTTTCCAAATGGATGCCTATTTACGGATGCAAGCGAACCAGTATATCAGTCGTGGCTCACTAAATTGGGATGACTACAGATCAATGTCTGAGAACCAGAAAATGAAACTATTCAACCTGTTGCCTGCTGACAAACAAGCACAATTCAAAATAGAGTGGGAGTCTTACTTACAGGATAACCACAATCCACTGAAGGTGAGATAACATGCCTACTTGGCGAGAAAAACTACAACAAGGACTGACTGAAGATCAATTCAAGGAAGTTGAAGAACTCGCACGTTCAGGGTATATCACCGAAGACAATATCCACACCTTTTTGCGTAGACTTTCAAGCGAACCACCCGGTGAAGATGCTATCAAACGTTCGCTTGAATCTAACTTCGGTGCGAATGTGCGTCGCGAATGGCGTGACATTAGAAGTGCGTTTGCTGATCCCACACAAGCCATAGATCTATTCAAAGAAGAAGTAGAACAGACTGGATGGGGCAAAACACTTGGCAATATCGCGGTCAGTACAATCACATCTACACCAAAAGCGTTATGGACGATTGGCACAGGGGGGCTCGGAGAATCCGAGAACCCTATTGAGACGATGGTTGCTGCGTTTGGTGTTGTGCCTGCTATTCGTGCGGGTGCGGGTATTACATCTTTGGCTGCACGTGGTGTTGCCAGAGGTGCTATGCGTGCTGGTAAGACTGCACGTGTTGCAAAATGGACAAGTAAAGCTGACGCTGCGGGTAAACTCACACAGGGACGTGTATGGAAACCACTCTCACAAGCAGCCGAAGTCGGTGACGTTGTCGCTGGTATGCCCGAATGGGTACACGAACTGATTGGTCAAGGCATGATGGAAGGTGCTGGAAGATTAGGGGGTATCGGACTAAAGAGACTCCAGTCTCATGAGAATGTCTTGGAATCTGTTGTTGGTATGGCAAATTCTATTCAGACGAACGAACCGATAGAGGAGAAAATCCGTAAAGCTACCACATTGGTCAGTGAAGACATTGTACGTCAGGTTATGGAGGAGAACGAACTTGAAAGCACAGACGATGCACGCAATCTGATACTACTCAATTCCTTAGTGCATTATGCTGAGACCCAAGCGGGACAGATAGACGAGAACGAACAGGCTAAATCTGAAGCACAAGACTACGATAATCTCACCGGAGCAAAAACCCGTCCAGCACGACCGTGGAGTGATCTGAGACATGAAGCAGATGAAGAAAGAGCCGCTGCCGAACGTGCAGTGCAATCTTCATCAGATCGTCTCGCAGAGACAGAGGCAGAGACCCTTGCCGAAACGCAAACTGATTTGGACGCTGATACGCAACGCGCAACCCAAGCATTCACGGAAGCACAACAATCACCAGAACGTGCCAGACAGGAACAATACGCACAACACGCACAAGAGAACCCCGAAGAATTCAATAACTTCCGTAACCAATACCTACCGCTATATCATCACCTCGCACCTGATATAGAGACTGGTATTCAGATGATGGAAGCAGATTTCGCTAACAATGTTGATCCGACCGAAGCGTTAGCAGAAGGATTGATGCAGTTGGAAACCGAAGGCATAGATCTGAATACTGAATCCCCTGCTTCTGCTCGCACACGTGTAAATAGACAACTCCAAGAGTTGTTAGGGGATGAACTCTATCAGAAGTATTATCCTCGTTCGGTAGATGACATTATCCGTGAGGCTGACCAAGTCACCACAGACATCATAGAAGAACGCAAAGAGACGAAGCAGCAACAGGAACAAGCCGAACAAGAGGCTGAACAGCAACGTCAAGCTGAACAAGAGGCACAGGAACAGCAAGAGGCTGAGAAACAGGATAAGAAAGTCACCAAAGAAAAACTGGATGAAGGTTTCGAAGCGTCAGATCAAGCTGCAGAACAACGCCAACGTCAACAAGCAGATCAAGTTTCTAACGAACCTCCAATTGAAACTCGCATGTCCGATGATGAGTTAGCTGCCTTGATGGATAAATACACCGAACGCTTGGCTGAAGTCTTAGCAGATGAGTCTAAAAGTGCCAATGACTTGACTCCGATCGGAGCAGAATGGGCTGATGAGTTGGCTGCCGGTGGTATCACAAATAAACAGGAAGTCAATCATCTACGCGCGCAATTGGTAGAACGCGCTGAGAAACTCGTTGATGATCGCAAAAAGGAAGTAGAATCAGGAAAACCGACTCCGCCTACAGATGAACAGATGGCAGCATTGATAGAGATGCACGCACAGCAATATGCGAATGAAACAAAAAACCTAAAGACAGGTGCGGAATTCTCACAAGCCTCACAGACTCTTTTCAACAGACTACAAGAACAGTTTGAACCACTGGGTATAGACGATTTTGATGAATTACAAGAAATCAAGAAACAGGTGAGTAGCCGGGCAACTGATATAAACTTCCCACCGAAACAAGAACCTGATGGGGTTACAGATGAGATTGTAGAACGTTATGCGGAACGAGCTGCTGATGTATTAGGCACTGAAACACATCTCTTTGGTGATGGAATGCCTTTAGGACAACAATTCGCAGAGGAACTCAGAGAATCGGGTATTACCGATGATGCTGATATATCAAAACTTCGTGGAGATGTAATAAACCGCGCGAATCAGATAGTCCAAGAAGGACAACCCGAAGAACAAGAACAAACAGCAGAGCAAAAAGCACTCTCTAAAATAGAGAGAATGCGTGCGAATCGAACGGGGCAAACAGAACCTACTAAAGCAGCGACTCAAGAGGCAACATCAGAAGAAAAAGCACTCTCTAAAATAGAGAGAATGCGTCAACGTAGGGAATCATCTGATGACACGTTATCTGATATAACCGCAGAACAACAGGCACTGCGGGATGAGTATATAGAGTTGACCATTGCGGATGAAATAGAGGCACTTGAAGCAAGAAACGATCTTGATAGCTTCCAAAAAGAAGTCTTGAAAGCACTACAAGATCCGAATGTTGATCCAGAACTCCGTAATGAATACATCGAGTTAACCATTGCCGATGAAATAGAAGCACTTGAAGCGAAAGAGGATCTTGACGACTTTCAATCAGAAGTCCTTGCCTCATTGAAAAATGCCGTTGCTCCTACAGGAGAAACAACACCATCAGAAACACTTGAGAATTCTGTATTACAGATCCTCCGCGATGGTGGCACAATAGAAGATAACGCGGCTTTCTTTGCTATAGCAGATGAGGCTTACGGGGGTAGAAACAACTACTCACCGAAAGAGGCTTACGATGTCCTTGATGTCGCTGCTAATAAATATATTGAGGAACAGGGGCTTTTCAATCTTGATGTATCTATAGAAGATGCGAAACAAAATATCACTGCTATTCTCTTGATTGAACAACGTTTACCCACACAGAACGTGCAGGATAGGCAACAAAGACAGAATCAGCAATACAACACTCCCTATTCCTACGCGTACACTGTGAATTGGGTGTCCGCACTTACCTCAAATGACATCGTTTTTGAACCATCGGCTGGTACCGGTAACCTCGCTCTTGTTGCTAAAGCGAATGGTGCGACGGTACATGTCAATGAAATAAGCGAAAGACGCGTTGCTATGCTACGGCAAGCAGGTTTTGAAAATGTTACGCAAGAGGACTCCTCAGCGAAAGATTTGAGAAACTACAATTCACTGCGTAACTTGAATCCTACCATAGTCATCATGAACCCACCATTTAGTCAAACTGGTGGTGTCAAGAACCTAAACCTTGCTGGTAATATGATAGAGTCAGCGTTTGACGCAATGCAACCGGGTGGACGGCTTGTCGCTATCGTTGGGGGTGGACTTCGCAACACAGAAACGGCTATCGGTATGTCATATAAAGCAGCGGGATATAAAAAGTTCTTTTCTCGCATTACACAGAAAGGTATTTTGAGAGCAGATGTACCTGTCAATGGAAGAATATATACAAAGTTTGGTACTTCGTTCAATACCAGAATATTAGTATTAGATAAACCTATGTCCACAGAGGGACTCAAGTCTATCTATGATAAGACATATCAGGGTGATTTACCTATAAGCCCTGATGAGAATACGAATTCAATGTCAGAAGTCATTGATTTATTAGGGGGTATTCGTGATGCACATGCAGAACGATCTGGGTCTACCGTATCCCAAACGACCGATCAAACCACAACAGAGCAACAAGCACAAGGTGAATCAGAAAGCGAAAGAACTCCTGAAGGAAGCGGGACAGACACCGAACCAGAATCAACTCCACGCGGTGCAACTGATGTATTGGATGCTACAGGAACAACCCAACGAAGAACTGCAGAAGGCAGTGCTGATACTACTTCTCCAGACACCACCGAAACAGGCGATGACCTTTCTCCTGGAGGAACGCAACCTACCGAACCAAGTATACAAAACGATGGAACTGATAGAGGATTACTACCTGACGACAAACGACCCGAAGATCGGGGCGACGGTGATGTTGCAACTACTACAGAACGCACTGGACAGCTGGGACAAGGTGAGCGGGGGGATGGCACTGTCGCTACCACCAGAGGAAGTGTTAGCGAAACACGCGGAGACGTCGCAGCAGAACACACCCGAATCCCCGAACAACACCTAACTCCACTCGTTGAATCAACGGCACTTGCATCAACAAACTCACCGAATGTTGATAATGTTGAAGTGAATATATCAGACGCAACAAAAGAAATTATTTCTGAAGCACAGATGAAAGGGATAAAACTCGCTATTCGTGCGACTGAGAGACGTATACAACTTGCGCGGTCAGTGATTGAAGGGGATGAACGCGTGAATAGAACCTTTGAATATCAGGGCGGGTTCATGTTTGGTGATGATACTGGTGTCGGTAAAACGATTCAAGGGTTAGGTTTTCTACTGCATGAAATCAATCAGGGGAATAATAAACACCTATTCATATCACCGCGGAAGGATCTGTATAAACAACTCGCAGAAGATTGGACGACTATCAAGGGTGGAAATGGCATGATATTCAATGCCACGACCGTGAGTGCGAAAAAGGCTATAGATAAAATCAAAGGTATCGGTTTTATGACTTACGGCACTCTCATAAAAACACCTACCGAAAAGTCTGATACGGATAGATTGGGACAGGTGCTTGAGTATCTCGTTGGAGTCCGTCCACCTTTATCCATAACTTCACCTGCTTTTTCCAGCGAATCTGAAGCAGCAGCGGATCTACCTGCTTTTGAGGAACTGCTAAGGTTATGGAGACTCAATCGTGATACGAATGCACAGACCTTTGAAGATAGATTTGGTCCCCAAATGGTAGCAATCGCAAAAAACGCAATGGAAGGTGAACGACAACTTGCGAAATCAGAAAAGGATTACAAAGCACTGCGGGAAAGACAAGAGAAGTTCAGAGCGTTAGACAAAACTACAGGTGCGGGGAGTGTTGCTGAGTTCACTGCTGCCGCAGAGAAGTTTACTGGCACAGTCGTATTTGATGAATCTCACTTGATGCGGAATAGCACATCCGTAACAGCGCGTATGGGTGCGCGAATACAACAACTGCTACCGAATGCGAAAGTCATTTATATGTCTGCGACACCGGTGACGCGTATTGACGAAATGGGATACGCGTCTCGGTTAGGATTGTGGGGACCTGGTACATCGTTCACGAACCATACTGATTTCAGTGAAAGTATGAAACGCGGTGGGTTCGCGACGAAAGAGATCGTAGCGAAAGACATGAAAGCACTCGGCTTATATATTCGTAGACAACTCGACTATTCAGGTGTCGTTACGGATAATCTTATTCACCAGTTATCAGAGGCACAGGAGAAAGTCTATAACGCTGCACCGCGTTTATGGGGTATGATCCGCAATGCTATGGATACCTATATGGCTCATATCATTGAGATGGCAAAAGAAGCAGGTGAAGGCGCGCCCAAATCTGCTTTCGCTTTGAAACGACAACTCATGCAAAATTATTGGAGTCGTAATCAAGATTTTTACAATGCCATGCTGGATACCATGAAAATGGCAAGTGTATTCCCCCACATGAAAGAACGACTTGACGCTGGGGAAAAGGTTGTTGTCCAAGTGGTGAATACCTATGAACAAAGCCAAAACAGACAACTCGCACGTGCTGCTGAGGAAAATATCCCTCTCGATCTTATCAAATTCACTCCCCTTGAAATGCTTTATGAATATGTAGAGAACTCGTTCCCTATTCACGAACGCACCACTGAATTCAACTCCAATACCGGTGAATATGAAGTTGTGATACGACAACAGGTTAAACGAGACAATAACGGTAACCCAATACGGGACAGAGATGGTAACGAAGTGCTTGAACCTGTTATCGACCAACACGCACTTGAAACCCGAAATAAAATGTTGGAACAACTCAAAGAAGTCAACTTACCCGGTTATGCATTGGATCTATTCCATCAACAGATGAAAGACTGGGGGTATCAAACTGCTGAGTTGTCTGGTAGGAAAGCATACTATGTTCGTGATAAAGATGGTAAACGGGGTATTGTCAAAAACCCTGACGGTAAACAACAGAAAGACCTTGATAGGTTCAAAGATGAACAAATCCAAACATTAGCTTTCAGTAAGAAAGCAGGAACTGGCACAAACATGCCCGCTACCACTGAAGGTATCCCTGTAAATCACTATGTTATCCAGAGTGGCTGGAATATCATCAGTATGTTACAAGGACTTGGTCGCACGATGCGTGCTAAGCGCGCTGAAGATCCACGGTACGTATTGGCGACCGTAGATTTGCCTGCCTCGATGCGTATGTCCGGTGCGATTGTCGACAAACTTGCTGACATCGGTGCTGCGGTATCGGGGCAAGCAAAATCTTCTATGGGATCTCGGCTTGCTGCACGTTCAACTGAAGAAACCCTTGACGAAAATGCAAAAGAGGAAGATCAAGAGAAACAGACATATCTACTCTCTGAATATGGAGAACAGGCTTTATTCAATCTATGGCGTAAACTACACTCTGGTGAAACAATCACTATCAATGAAGACGACTTTGCTAAACTCCAAGAAGTTGAACGCACAGAGAATGTCAATGGAACACTGACTATTGTCACGGAACTACAACCTCAAACATTAGAATTCCAGCAGGTACTCAATCTCACACGCATGGAAGCAGGTTTTGACCCCAAAACTGGACAGATCGTCCGTGAACACATGCCAGAGGCAAAGCAGTTTCTCAACAGGTTAATGAATATGGAAACATATTATCAACGCGCGTTAGGCGAAGCATTCCTTAACGAACTGGATACCATCATCTCAGCAGCTATCGCAAATGACACACTTGATAAAGGTGCTGATGTTATTGATGTACAAAGCGCGCAGATAGATAAGTCAATCGTTATCAATACCGATGAGAAATCGGGAGTCCAAACCAACCTTGTAGAAGTAGGATACAAAGAAAATCTGAGACGTAACGATTGGGGTTGGATCATGGATGTCATAAATAAACGTCCAGGATACGAAGGAATTGCGGGGGAATTCAGAGGGTTTGCACAGAATAAACGGAGTAAAGTCTTATGGGCAATCTTCACAGGTCCAACAACCGTTGACGCTGGTGGTAATGAAACACGGCAATATCAACGTTTCAATGTGCGAGGCAATCCGAGTTATATCACTTCGGAAGAACTTACCGATGAAAGATACGAACCTATAACTGTAATGGGTGTAGACGCATTGAATGATCTACAAGCACTCGCACAGGCTGAAGCGATGTGGAAGGAACAGGACGACACCAAACCCTTTACACGTGAAGACTCGCTAACGATGGTTACCGGTGCGTTGCTCCCTGTATGGAAAAAGATCTCTCCTGAAGTAGCTGGTGATGCTGTCCTTGAAGAACTTAAAGCGATGGGGTTGACACTGGAAGAATTCAACGCGTCTCTGAAAGTCAAAAGACTGGCACTCACAGATGGTAGACTCTTACAAGGTCGAACCGTCCCAACGAACTACATACCTTTGTTATTACAACAATTTGGCATAGAAGCCCCTGAATTTGGTGTGCAACACGAAAACAAACAGACATTCACATCAACACAACTATTTAATGAACAACTTCTTGATACATATAATGAAGTGACGTTGGATAATGGCTGGATACTGAGAAAGCGCGAACGTGCGGGTGAAGCGCGTATTTCTATTACGGGAGATGTCCCTGATGGATTCGATTCACGTGAGGGTATCGCAAGCGAATTTACGACTGCTGGGGGTTTCCAGTATCTCATTCAGTCCGATGACGCTGGTATGGACGCATTCAAGCAGTTGCTTACAGAACACCCCGCTCGCACACTGACGATCGGCTCAGGTGAAAGTAGACAGGTTATCCCGATAGAAATCTCTGATTTAGAAACAACGACACCAGAGACACCAGAGACACCAGATCCTATTAGTGTATGGACATACGAAATAACGCCAGAAATCAAAGAATACCTAAAATCTGTAGTACCTGAACGCGACTCATCGGGTAGTCCAATCCCAGTTTATATTATTGGTCCAGAAATGCACGCCTTTACTGATAAAACAGGTGACACGTATAAAGTTACATTTAGATCAAACATCAGTGCAAGTCCAGAGTTTCAATCTATTTCTATTGAACATCAAACAACTGTTGAAGATGGCACACCAGATATTGATATTGTCAAACAAGCAATCAATGAAATTACAGAAGAAACCAGCGAACAACCAACACCTGATCCTGATGATGAAGGGGGTCAAGGCGCGCCGCCTACAACGACTCCTACACAATCACAACAACTTGATCCCGATGAAAATACCGGTCGCGACGAAAGAATAAGAGCGATACGTCAAATTCGGAATGACAATCCTGGAATGAATCTAAGAGAGGCAACAGAACAATATGAACAAACACAGGCGGGTGGTACCAACCGAACAGGTGGAACGCCTCAACAAACGCAAAGACCTACTCAAGAAAGCCAAACAGGAGAAACGGAGACTAATGAAGAAGAAACGACACCAGTAGATGCACCAGAGTCCCCTCAAGAGATACTTTCATACCTACAGGGTATTGAATTCTCAAACAAAAACGAAACTTCGAATACACTTGAATTTGACATCGGTGAACATGGTCACATCGTTGCGAATAAGGTAGGAGATGAACGTGGATTTGTTACCAGTGTCCGATCGAAGAACGTCACCATAACGATAAACGGTAAAGAGATTGTTAAGAATTATCGTGGTAAGCAAGTCAAGTTAGATGAGGCGATGCGTGAAGCGGTAGCGAACCTTACCTTGTCTAATATAGAAGACGTATTCGCTGAAACGACACCAGCTGAAACCCCTCAAGGAGAAAACACCTATCAAGGTGCGACTTTCACTGAAAATGGGGACACACTCTCTATAAGCGGTGATGATATTCCTGAATCATTCTGGACTTACTATCATTCAGGAGGTCGCGGTAGAAACTCTGCTCATAAGAAAGCGATGAAAGAGGGCGGATGGAACTACACGTGGCGAGGCAGTGGTAAAAACAGAACCTATACGTTTAGTATTAGTAAGGTCAACCTTGCAAAATGGAAAGCTGCACACCCGGACGATGGATCAGCACCTACCGAATACGAAGAAACGGGTACACCGGAGCAGATGGAACTTATCGGACGCATGCGTGAATCCGAACTCACCTATGTCCGCCCTGAATTCAACCCTATCGGTGAAACGATAAATGAAGGACATTACGAAGTTGTTGATGACATCACTGCTTCACCGCGTCGTGCTTGGCGGAGCGGTGATCGGGCTTATGGATCTGCTAAAGCCTATGAAGTGATCATCGGTGGTAATGACTTGGCTACTGCTATCCGTCAACGCGTCGAATGGCGTGAGGTGAACGCAAATGAAGATAACTATAGAAGTGAAGAAACTGGCAGAGCAGCTGTACAAGCAGCACTACAGAAAATTGACGCATCAGAAATCAAGATCAAAGAACCTGAACCGGAAATTGATGAGGCACAGGTCACACGGGAAAAAGCGGAACGCGAAGCAAGACAGAATGAAATCCGTCAAGCGATCGTTGCTGAACTAAAGGTTGGTGAGTTTACGAAAGATGGTGGCACGTATAAAATATCCACTCCGGAACTTGGTGCTATTGAAGTACGTGTTATGCGATCGACAGTATCCTCTCCATTTACCAATGAACCAGACAGACATGGTGCGACAATCAGTGTCACTTCTCAATCAGATCCAAAGGCGTTTGACTACTTCTATGTATCTATGCCACAAGCGATTGATACGCAATACCAAGCAGAATTCACAGATGATATACTGCCGGATATACGCAACACAGCAAACTGGACACGTCAAGGGCGTAAACAGCTCTACGAATACAAAGATGGTGGCACGGCTGACATCAAGAAAAACCAATATAGTTCTCGCGACGTCTATACCGTCCGTTTCAGTGGGCTACCAGAAGGTGGTAATAGTAGGGTAGATGTCCAAAAAGGTTCTGTAGATGAAATGTTAGCGGCTGCATTACCACAACTCACGGCACGCGATTTCAACTATAGAGAATTGGATAATATCATACAGGCACTTGAAGGCGGTGAAGTAGATGTTACCAATCATTTAGACGCTTTGGGTATAGATCCAACAGATTGGGATATATGGACACCAGAGGAAAGAAACAACTACCTTGAACAGACGTATGAAAGACTAACCGAGCGGGAAATCAATGAAGAAGATTTTGAGATGTCTGACGCACAGAAAAATGCGATCAATATCCTACGACAAGACGCTGATGACCTCACAGATTACGAAATAGCTTATGACTATAAAAAGGCTGTCGGAGAACAACCCGCACAACCCGAAAGAAAGTCACGTTTACGTAACTTGTTCAACAACATATATCGTAAGAAAGAGACTGTAAATCTTCTTGGTGAAAAAATAGACTCCGCAGACAAGGCAGCAGTGTTAGGTCAAGCATACCGCGATCCCGAAATTGAAACGACACGTTTGTTTTATGTCAAACATGGTCGTATCATAGGTCACGAAGGGATAACGTTGAACAAGTCAAACTCTACGGCTGCACCTAACGTTGATAATATCACCAAAAAGATGAACCGATTGAAAGCTGATGGTTTTGTAGTGCTTCATAATCATCCGTCCGGTGTTGCCAGATTTTCAAGAGCAGATAGTAAATCTAACACTACACTGACAACTAAATTTGGTAAGAAGTTTTTGGGGAGTATTGTCGTTGATTCTGGTACGTATGCGAAGTATTGGCGTGGTGAATCGGGTCTAATGGAAACACAGAATGAAGTGACGTTACCTGCTGAGATGGTCGGTTGGGACACATCCAGTGAACTGATAGGGGCGCGTCGTGTTGCTGATCCACTTTACAGACAGACGGATAGTCCTGAACAACGTGCTTTTGCTGGGTATCCTATCAATGATGCTCGTAATGATTACTACAAGAACATAGATAGCACACAAAAATTCGGATTATTAAATAAAGCAAGCGATGAAGCAATACTCGCACTCGGTCAAATCCTAAAAGTGCCTGAAAACTGGATAACATTCGCAATTGCCGGTAATGATAACAGCCTATCTGCAATTGTAGAATATAAGGATTTACAGAATAAATCACCAGAGGAGTTGATCTCATTCATACAGTCTGAAGTGCGTAAGTGGGGTGGCACAACTGTTCATATCTATGTTGGTGAAGGTGATTGGTATAAATCTACATCTGATGTAAGAAATGTATTTACTAATGAAATATTGGACACACATGGTATTAGTTCTCTAACGATCGCTGGAAACAATTACACTTCAAAGGGTGGACTACAACATCCCGGTAAGTTTATAGAAAGAGAATCTAAATATGAAGTGGTTGAATCAAACTTTCCTTCAATACAAGCAGGACAGGCACTAAACCTGCCAGAATATGACGAACTCACTGATGTTACTGCGGATATGCCAGAGAGTGATGCAATCCACATCATGCCGAATCCGGACGACTTCTCTCGTGAACAACGTGATAATACCGGCTTTCAAAAAGCACTGAACACTATATCTGACCCTGAACGCGGTATCAGACAGATCATGGGTGTCAAGACGCGTCAAGCGTCGCGTATTACGCGTAAAACTTTCTCTGGTGGTTTTGGTGTCTTGGAAGAAATGAGTAAGGTTAACCGCGACGGAGAGGACATGGTAGGGGATCATATCCGTAAGAATATCCTACACCGGCAGTTTATTGGTAAATCTCAATTTGCTCGTGATGCTAAACGGATGCTACCCATCATGCAGAAACTTGAAAAGTATGTAACCAAAAAGGCGATGCCGAAACGGAGAGATAAACTCAGTCCACAAAATTATGGTATACGGACTGATATACGGCAAGAAGTCAACGATAAGGTGTGGCGTTTCATTGAAGAAAACAAAGACATTGTAGATGGTGAACTCAAAGAGGTCGCAGTTGAACTTAAAGAGGTGTGGCGACAACTTCTTATAGAAGGGACTCGCAATATGATGGAGTTGACAGCTGACCTAAAAGAGCTGTTCAACGAAGAAATCTATATCACGGACTCTGATGGTAATCGTGTACCGTGGTATCCTGAATCATTTGACGGCTTTGAATGGGACGCGGAGACAGGGGACTTCAAACGTAATGAAGGAACAAAAGCAAATCCGAACTGGGTACACTATTCTATTGAGGAAGCACACAAGAAAGCAAATAAACTCTATACTCCGCATTATTTCAAGACTGATAATATGCGTAGCGAACATCTAAAGCTGAAACGTATGATTGAATCGATGAACAAGTTGATGAAATCTGATAATCCCGCAGAACAGACAAAAAACTTGAATCGGATTGGTATTGTTGAGTTAGAAGGGGGAATTGTCGGATTTGAGTTTGAACCAGATGGCACAGTCATAGAGAACATCAGTGAGATGTTAGAACACGCTTTTGACTTCTACACACGTAAAGAGCTATCGTTGCGAGGCTTACTGGAATATACCGATGCTGGACTACGTGCTGAACGATATGGACAGGTCGCTCCTGCTGGTTCTTTTGATGGTGAGGCACGTATCGGTTATTATGGTCAGTTAGAACGTGCAAGGGAAACCGATCACAAGTTTTATCAACGTGACATCCGTCTTTTACTTGAAACGCGTCGGCTGATGTGGGATCGTATCGGTGAATTCTCCACTGTAGGACAAGTGCATCCGATTAAAGGGACAAGTCCAAGACTGGAAGATATAATCACACAGGTGCGTGCGTTCCGTAAGAACAAACGTGAATTCGCACTCGGTGCAGTGGCTGTTGCTCTCAAGGCGGGTGATCCTACAAGTATGTTTGAGAGACTACCCCAATTTGGCGAGTCGGTTGAACAGGGCTTACAGATACAACAGGACTGGCGTGTCTATGTGAAAGACGACAAAGGCAAACGTAGAAAAACAGAGGAATATCAAGAATTAGATATTGCTCGCATGAACCTTACAGATGATGTTCTTGACACACTTCGCACAATTGGATTTATCAAGAAAAACGATGCGGGTGTTGACGTAGTCGCTGGTGAAACGGCACGTGATCGTAGATTAACTGTTGCCAGATTTTTTCACGAATTTTATAATACTATAGCACAACGCGAAGCAAGCGTTAAGGATCTATATCTATCATTGGGACATTGGCATACCAAAGATCCGTTGACTTTTGACGAAGCAAAGTTTTGGCAGAAGGTGAGTGATCTCACAACAATCTCAACACTCAGTTGGTCAACAGCCATACAGAACTTACTTGAAGTGCCATTGCTAACTGAATTGACTGGAACTCGTTCTATGATACAAGGTCTTGCTAAAATGTTTGGTAAAGAAGATAGAAAAAATCTACAAGATCTATCGCTTGGATTATCACACGTTACAAGGTTTATGGCAGAGACGAGTCTTGCTGAAGATTATCTTGGATCGTGGTATTCGGGTTTCAGTAAAACGGATAAAACGAGTCGTGCAATTGGATTAGCAGCTGGACTTATCAATGCGAAACGACAAATCCGTGAATATGTCAACGGAGATGAGAAAACGAAACAACGTCTGCGGCGCGTATTTGATGAGATCCAGATTGATACAAAAATCCTTGATACATTCTCGCAAGGGGAGTTAGACAATGTTATCGATGAAGCAGAAAAACTTATTATGTCCGGTAACGTTACGCCCAAGTATGGGGGAACAGGCACAAAAGCAGAAAGACTTGCATGGACTACCCTAAAATCCATGCATTATATATCAGATGCCACTTTCAAGGCGTATGATGCCACTTCCATGCCAGCATTCCTGAATAAACAAACACCGATTGTGCGATTATTCATGAAATACAAGTCTTGGATGTTCCAACATAACAGTTTCAAATTGAAAAACTGGAAACGTGCTATCCGTGAAGCGCGTATGGGCAACTTTCGCCCATTTTGGAATTTAGCTCAATCTGCTGTGTGGACAGGTGCAACTTACGGAATGATGCTATCATTTTACTCAATGCTACGCGGTTATGATGAACCCCCTGATATGCTTGAGGCTTTACACGCTGGTCAAACACTCGGTATGAGTTCAGTGTTGCTTGAGATGGCAGGTCGGGCAGATGGTAACTGGTGGCGATTGTCTAAAGATATGTTAGGTCAAGCTGCCGGTCCTACAGGTTCTATTACAACACAGGTGATTGCTCCTACGCTTACAACTGACTTTGATGTGGCTGGTAAGCAGGTTGTCCGCAGAATACCGGTTGTCAACCTGTTTGACAGAGTGGGTGGTATCCGTTTCCTTGAAAACTATGGAGATGATGATACAAACACACCTGTAAATCGCGGGTCAACGACACCAGAACTTTGACATACTACCCCCGCTAAAGCGTGGGGGATTCTTAGCTCTTACATTGGAAACAACAAGTGCTGAATATAGCATAGCACTTGTCTTGAACAAAGTCAAGATTTTTTTACGGAACGGAAATTTTGATAAAAGGAGAAAAAATTGGTAAGATTAGACAAACTGAATGAATCTTGGGTTTTTACAATCTCAGAAGATGATGGTAAAAACCCACCGGTGATACATGCGATCGGTAAGAAAGCATACACAACGAAAGAAGAATGTTTAGAAGCTATTAAGGATCTGTTTATGTTGATGGGTAAGTCCATCAAACAACAAGGCACAACGGCTAATGTTGAAGTCTATGATAGTATAGAGAAAATAAATCACTCTATTGAGTTAGCACCGGAATTGGAGAATCACGAGGCGGAGTATGTCTAAATGGAAGTCAAAATACAAACACCTGCCTGATCGAGCAGATATGCGACTTGTTCGGTTGAGAAATGGTTCTTGGTCTACGCTCTGTGTTGGGTGTCCTGAATGTAATGTGCTTCCGAATATCTGGTGTCATAACAACAATTCCAATAAGCCTATCTGTGATGCACGCAAAGATGTTTATGACGATCAACTTCATGAACATCTTCATAAACTTACAGGAGATAGGAAATGGTTAGTAAAAACTGATGGAACAATCAAAGATGAATGAACACAGAACTATTTTTCCTATTTTGGGAGAAGTACTCTTCAGCCTAAACATAGATTCCAATGTGTCACCTGATGAAATGTATGGTGTAGCGTTTACTGCTGCGGATCTTGATCGTGCGTACCATCGATGGAAGAATGTTATGGAAGCACCTGATCCAAAAGAGACAGAGATGACAGATCAACTCTATCTCACGCTCTGGAGTGAACTTGAAGAAGTTGCAAAGGAACTCACTGAAAAAGGACACAAGATCAATGAACTCAAACAACATGCTTTTAATCGTGTTGTTGAGGTCAGCAAACTTGAACTACAGATACATATATTAGAGCAAAAAGTCAGTGTATTGACTGCGGATCAACACATGCTGAAAGGACTGACGAACAGCCGTGAAAGTGAGATAAAGAAACTTCAGAATGATATAAAGAACGCTGACAAACTTATTGAACGCTATGATAAAAAATATAAAACGCTTGATGTGCGACTCAATTGGTTACAACGCATTGCCGCTTTTATATTCAGAATTTGAGGTGATTAAATGGGTGCATTTTCTTATGACGATAATTTTAGAGAGACAAGACTTCGGGAAGGACCGCCACTCGGTGGATACCTAAAACTAAATGCAACTGATTTCCCTGTAGATACATGGCATAGACTTATGCCTTCTGGCGATGCAGGGGCTATTGTTGCGAATACAGTAGATCATTTCGGTGAAAAACTGAATATCGGCACGCTTCGTGATGATATTGAGAATACAGATGTATCAGGTTGGCTTTTAAAGGTGCTAAATCCCGGCTACCAGCAGAAGTATATCATCGGCAGGTATGATGGTGGTATTGTTCATTTAGGTTCGCTAACTCCTGGAGGAAACTCGGAATTAGCCCTTCACTTGATTCAAGGGGATGTAGAGTTCGTTATATATCCTGTTCCTATCAATCCTTTTCATATCAACTATTTCCGTGATGCCATAGATGATATAGAAATCGGTTGGCAACTGAAAGATGTGTTGACTCCGACCAATGTTATTTCACTCGGTGAGTTGCGACCGGGTGAAAGAATGAAAATTCCGATTCAAAGTATCGGTAATCTGATGTTCAAAATCGGTGCTTATACCACGAACGCTAAAAACCACATTTCATGGGGTGAGCAGTCGATACACGGACTCAGTTATAGTTAGAATTGGGCTTAAAAAGATTATAGGCACACTTACTAAAGTGTACCTATTCGGTGCGTCCTGCTAACAGGTAATCTGAACCCCCTTGTTAGTTAGATGCTGACCGGTCAAAATAATCCTCTGTGGATTTGAAGAACACAGGGGATTATTGCATGTGTTTATGGTATATCATTCTCGCGGCAGATATGTCTTACCGTGTTCGGTGATACCCCGATACGATATGCTATATCTATAACTTCCACAGGATTCTCCTGTGTTCTCCATTCTCGTATCAAGTTGATGTTAGCCTGTGAGACAAACCTTCTATCTTTTTTCCGATATTCCTGTCTCTGTTTCAAGACTTCTGAAGGGGCTATTCCTTTTTTGTCAGCGACCACTAAAGGCAACCAGTCACGGATAGTGGTCAATGCAATAAGATCACCTTCTTGACTGATTTCATCTGATATTTCTTGATAGGTCTTTGTGAGCCAATCATCATCTTTATCAGTGTTCTCCAGCCACTGTCTAATTTGTTCTCGTCTTTGAGACATTTATTTCTCCTCTCATTGTTCACTTCATTCTGGACACGTTGATTGGGACTCGTTTCATGAGCAACTTCCTAAATTCTGTATACCATTCAATCTCACCTTCACCAGAACGCTTTTGCGCGTCCTTTACACAGGTAACAATCCCTGAAGGCGTATCCCCGTAATAATGAGATTGTATAGCCTGCATCTCTAAGTTCTCAACGATAGTAGAACCTTCTTTATTTCCGTTAGGCTTAGGCACGTTTGTATCCTTCTTAAAAGCAACGGTGATAAGTGAGTCTCCAGTATGCAGTTCAATCTTGCCACTGGCTTTAGCAAGCGGACACAGCGGAATTTCTAATTTACAGAATTCATTGATGATCTCAAGCGGGTCCGCGACCGCTATACGATTATCAAGATTATCTGACTCAATCGCTTGATGCAGCGGACTTACAAACTCCACTGGTGAGAGTAGTTTATATGAATAGAGTCCACTGCCGGGCGTGATTTGAATGTTCAGTAAATATATCATTGGTATCCTTTCATGGTTCGATGTTTAAGGTCTCCCATACTCTACGGATCACTCGGTTTGGTGCGTGTTGATGTTTCAATACAGTCCCACACCGAATACATATCCATTTATTTCTCATGTGTGGTGTGTGCTTGTATAGATGATCGCATTGTAATCTTCGGTCACGTAACGTTTTGAATGCGTGTTTCATGGTATTCATCAATAATTCTCCCCATATATATCATCACCAGCCGTTTCTAAACTATAACACGAATTACAGAACTCTTTTGTGTCGGGTATAATTTCATCACAGATGGCACAATTGGTGAGTGGCAGTGTCTTGCATTCCTCACACAATATGGTTTCTTGCAATAACTGGTCTAATGGATATTCTGCGGGAACAAGCATGGGTTGCCTGCAATTATCGCAATTATACATCTGTTTGTCGCGACGATAACATCCAAATATCTTGTATTGTGCGACGCGCTCCAAATTGTTACCAGTGATTTCGTCCTGATGCAATACATAATGACAACAATCACCGATAAGATTAAGTGGCTCATTCCGATTCCAGTCTGCTACCACTTGCTCTGCGGTAAGAAATTCACGACCACAATTTGCACATAAGACCCATACCATATTATTTCTCCTTTTAAAATAAAAATAGTGTCTAATTTGCCGTGTACGCCATTTATTCTGATGCCCCTGTGGTGTAACCTTCAGGTATATGAATGTATTTCACAACGATTGAATCTTCCCAAAGGAATAGGCATTAGTTCACTTTTTCTTACCTTTATCAGTGATTTTCTTGAGACACGCATAGCATACAGCGTATATCGGTAACACCGTCTTGTTTCTAATTGGGATGTCAACTTCATAAAGTTTCTTTGTCCCCATTCCACAGTTGCGACACTTAAGAAAATCTTCAGTTGGTTTCATTGTTGTGTAGTCTGACATTGTTATATCCTTTCACTCCTAAGTAAAATATCGCATTGAATAAGATTCAAGGATGTATTTATGTTGTATGGGAAAATATCCATCTGCCTCAATATCGCTCCGAATAACATCAGGACTCACTCCCATATTCTTTTCACTGATGTAAAATAAACATTGCTCTTGTTCTTCTTCTGTAAGACCATTCCAGTCTACAAGGAATACAAGAGACTTACCCAATCCACGCAAATTTGCGTAGACTGGGGTGTACTGCGTGAGTGGCACATATCCAGTTGTGAATATGTGCCCCACTTCCTTTTCACCCGCAGCAGTGAGCCTTCTTTGGTGTTTCCAAATGCTACTCATCAATAACCTCATCTTTGGTGACGTAATATCCACGAGAGACAATCTCTAAAACCAGTTCTGAGTCAGTGAATTGTGAGTAAGGACTTTCAGGATTATCTTCCGTGTGCAGCGACATCGCCTCTACAGCCTGCCGCGCATCACCGTAGTTGATACCAATATAAGCCTGTGTAGTCGTTACGTTCTTGTGTCCAAGAAGTTCCGAGAGCATATAGATGTCTCGGACTTTCTGATAGAAACGCTGTGCAAACGACTTACGCATTGTGTGTGTCGCAAGTTTACCGTTCAGCCCAGCCTTGATAAAAGCATCTTTCAGTATCTTGTGAATTGCTTGCCTGTTCGCTGCCTTCACTTTACCTGATGATGATGACTTCCGAGAAGGAAAGAGCGGTCGTTTTGCATCAAGACCCCCGAATGTTGCGTTATGCCAACGTACCAAATCATAGATTGCTTGGATACCATCCTTGTTCACTGGGATTGTACGCGAAACTTCACCACCCTTGACAATACTGCGGTCAAATTGAAAATCTATGACAGGTTTATTATTCTGCCATACATCTCCAACTTTCAGTGCAATGAGTTCGCTGACACGTCCACCGATGGATACACCCAGCATAAATAAACTGCGGTTTCTCACATCGAACGTGCCTTCAAACGCATCACGGACACGCCTTATTTCAGCGTTATTTAATGCTCTTGTTCCTTTCATAGTTTATCCTTTGCTTTATACTATCCTACAGTGTAGTTTATGACTTGTCAATACCATTCAGACACCGTAGGTGAATACCTTTATCGCTCTATAATCCTATAATACTATATTCTTATAGTTTTATATATTTTTAGGATTATAGCATTATACAGGGACGCGTCACCGCGCCCCTGTCCTGAGATTAGTCATAGAGACGCATTCTACGAACGTTACTGCGAAGTCGTTCACGTCTTCGTCTGCGTTCTCTTTTCAAATCCCAATGCGAAAGTAAAATTCCTGACACAATCATGAATGTCAAGACAATCAAAAAAACAGATAACATGATTCTATCCTTTCTGGTATAATAACCAGCGGAATGTATTGACATGTGAGGGCAGATATAGTAGTAGACTGCCCTCACTTCTATTTTAACACACATCGCTAAAATAGAATACGCAAGCGGGGAATTGAACCCCGCCAAGCACACCAACTGCGTTGCGTGAGTTATTCATTTCTGTTGTATTGATACAGCCCTTGCATCACAACTTGAGGGAAGTTTATCGCTCTCTGAACTTGTTCTGGCGTTCCCTGTAAGTGTTTAGCAAGCCGTTGCATCTTACGCATCGCTTTGTTGAATATCATACCAACCCGACTTACACTGAGATTGATAATCTTGCCAATTTCCGCATTGGTCATTTCTTTCGGGATACCACTCCGTCTCTCAACAATAAACCGCTCGCGTTTAGACAAGTGAGATAAGAAGTAGTCTAAATCTATCTCTATATTCACTCGCTCATACCCCATTTCAGAAGTTGTATCGGGGATTAATTCAAGATAAGAGGTGTCTGTGTCCGTTTCCGTATCAAGCGATAACAAGTCATCTACGAACTGCTCTGCATGTTGCAACCGCTTGACCTCATCTATGCTAAAACCTGTCATCTTGGATAATGCCTTAATCGTTACGCACCCTTTGTCAACAAAGAGACGAACTTCTGCTTCACGCAGTCTGCGAACCCAACTCCGTTTCATCTCTGGAACGTTTATCGTCCTTTTGTAGAACTCCGACCGCATGATTGCCTTACTGACCTTGAACTTTGCGAAAGTTGAAAGTCTACACGGATGATTTACCTTACAGGTATCAATCGATTTCAGAAAACCGATAACCGCATCTCCGATAAAATCTTCGGCAAGCATATCTTTGGGTTTGAAACGGAAACACATCTTTATGAGAAATGGCATGTAGCATTCTACAAGCCGATCGCGTGCATACTGACTACCTTGTTTCGCTTGGATTATCAACTGGTTCTCTTCATCCCGTTCTAAACGAGGATAATCTGCTCTCAAATTGATAGAC